GCCACATACGCCACAGACCTAGCCCGCAAGATGGGGCGCAAGGTGCGCTCGATTGTCCGTCAGCCCATCTATCGCGAGGTGTTCGGCACTGGGCTTGCGGCAGATCAGGCCGCAGCGAACGAATGGGCGCTCGAGAACGGCAACGAGTTCATGGGCGCCGGCATCCTGGCGGGGTGGACCGGCAACCGCCTCGATGGGCTGCTCGTGGACGATCCGGTCAAGAACCGCGAGGAAGCCAGCAGTCCCGTTGTTCAGCAGAAGGTTCGCGCTGAATACGACGACAGCCTGAAAAGCCGCCTCAAGCCGAATGGCTGGGTCGTGATGATCATGACCCGCTGGGACGAGAACGATCTTGCTGGCGGCCTGCTGCCGGAGGACTGGGACGGCGAGAGCGGCGCGATCCTCTGCCGCGACGGGCTCGTGTGGGAAGTCATCTGCATCCCGGCCGAGGCCGAGGAAAACGACGTCCTGGGCCGGAAGCCCGGCGAGATGCTGTGGAAGGAGTGGTTCGGAAAAGATCCTGACTTCTGGACCGCGGCGCGGCGCAATCAGCGAACGTGGTCCGCCCTCTATCAGCAGAGGCCCTCACCTGCGGATGGCACGTTCTTCCGCAAGGATTGGTTCAAGCGCTACCGCATGGGCGACGAACCGAAGCACCTCCGCAAGTACCTCACCAGCGACCACGCGCCGACCGATGGGGAGGATTCCGACCCGTCAGGCTGCCGGGTGTGGGGCGTCGCGGCGAATAGCGACCTCTACCTGCTCGATGGCTTCCTACACCGCGCCACCATGGACGTGACCGCGGATAGGGTCGTGGGCAACTTGAAGACTGGCCCTTCTCGCGATCCGCAGCCGCCCCCCATGGCTGGCCTCATCCGCAAGCACCAGCCGTTTGCCTGGTTCCCCGAGGATGACAACAACTGGAAGTCAGCCGCTCCGTTCATCATCCGACAGATGAAGGCCGAGGGCGTGCGAACCATCATCGAGCCGCTTAGCCCGCACGGCCACGACAAGGCGGTCAAGGCGCAGGCGTTCCAGGGCCTTGCCGCCATGGGACAGGTCTACATTCCCGAGGGACCGGAGGGAGACGCCATCATTGAGCAGTTCGTAAAATTCCCCGCCGGCAAGCACGACGAAGAGGTCGATATGGCCGCGCTGATCGGCCGAGCCATAGCCATGGCCCACCCCGCCATCGTTCCGCCGGAAGACAAGCCGCCAGCCGAGATGAGGGGCGTGAATGAGATCACGTTCAACGAGGCGGTGGAAAAGTACCTGCAGCCGAGGGCGGAGAGGATTTAGAGCCGCCGAGCAAATGTGCGTCTGGACGCCATTTTGCTGGACTTTGGCGCAGTCTGACGCCAGTATCTGAGCGTGAAACCTGCTTCGTTGATCGCTCTTCGCAAAAGGCTCGGCCTTTCCCAGCGCGGCTTGGCCGATGCGCTGAAGGTCGGTCGCCGCTCTCTGAGCGATTACGAGAGCGGGAAGACCCAAATCCCGCGGGTCGTGGCGCTGGCTTGTGCTGCGCTCGCCTACGGCCTGCCCCCGATGGAGTAGCGATGTACGCCTATGTGATCAGCGCCGGTGAGTTGCATCAGAAAATCGGCATTACGCAGAACCTAACGTCGCGCCTGCAGGCATTGCAGACGGCGCATTACCACGACCTAATGCTCGTTTTCTCGGTAGAGGACGACGAGGCCGAGGTGATTGAACGCTGGGCCCATGAATCCCTGAAGGAGCGCCGCCTTCGAGGCGAATGGTTTCTGTGCTCACGCGAGGACGCGGTCAACGCCGTTCGGAAGGCGTCGGCTCGCGTGGCTGACCGGCGCGCGGCAACCTTCGAGGCTGGGGACGTTGTGGTTTGCGTTAGCGAGGAAAACGACGAGCAATACCTCCAAGTGGAGCAGCCAAAGGTGGGTCGCACGTACACCGTCTCTGGCATAAGTCCGGACGACAACGATCATATCGAATTGGCCGAACTGCCGAACGATTACTGCTACTTTTGGCGATATCACTTCAGGAAGGTGGCAAGCCATACGCCTGAGGGCGTGGTCACGCTCATCAAACGGCAGGCAATGCGAGCATGAGCCGCCAGTCTAGCGCCCCGCTGAGCAACCCTCTCACGCCCCTACACTCACGGCATGGCCCAAGCCACGCCGACCGCCCCCGATCCCGAACAAGCCGCCCGTGACGCGCTGAAGAAGGCGCAATGCGCCCGCCGCTGGATCGCCGAACTGAATCAGTCGGAGAAAGCGCAGGCCAAGTGGCTCACCCGCTCCCGCAAGATCGTCCGCCGCTACAAGGAAGAGCACCGCTCGGACGGCGATCAGCGGCGTTTCGCCATGCTGTGGTCGAACACGCAAACGCTGCAGCCAGCGATCTACTCCCGACCGCCGCAGCCTGTGGTGTCCCGCCGCTTCGCTGACTCCGACCCCATCGCTCGCGTCGCCTCCGAGGTGCTGGAACGGGCCCTGGCCTATTCCATCGACTGCCAAGGCTTCGACGGCGTGATGCGTCAGTCGAGCTTCGATTACGTGCTGTTGGCCAGAGGCCAGACCTGGGAGCGCTACGTTCCCACCAAAGGCCCGATGGTCACTCCGGAGATCGAGCTTCAGGTGAAGACCGAAGGCGACGGCTATCTGGACCCGGACGGCAACGACTACGAGGGCGAGACCGAGACCCGCGAGGACGGCTCAGTGGTCGGCTTCGGCGAGCCCTATGCCCCGATCACCTACGAGGAAAGCGTCACCGACTACGTCAACTGGGAGGACTTCGGCCACTCGGTTGCCAGAACCTGGGATGAGGTCGATTACGTCTGGCGCCGGGTCTACCTGAACAGGGCCCAGCTCAAGGAGCGGTTCGGCGACGAGCTCGGCGAGCGCATCCCGCTCGACTTCTCTCCGAAGGCCCAGCAGAAGCAGGGCGACACCTCCGACTTGACCAACAAGGCCGCTATCTACGAAATCTGGTGCAAGTCGGAGAAGAAGGTCTACTGGATCTCAAAGTCCTTCAACGAAGCGCCGCTCGATGAGCGCGACGACCCGCTTCAACTGGAAGGCTTCTTCCCCTGTCCCCGCCCGCTCCTGGGAACCACGGCGAACGACAGCGTAATTCCTCTCCCCGATTTCGTGTTCTACCAGGACCAGGCCGAGGAGATCGACAAGCTCACGGCCCGCATCGCCCATCTGCAGGACGCGCTGAAGGTCCGCGGCTTCTACGCGGCCGACCAGAAGTCAAACCTCAACAACCTCCTGAATTCCGACAATAACATCCTCATTCCGGTCACGGACTGGCAGAGCTTGAAGGAGGACGGCGGAGTCCGGAACAAGATCGAGTGGTGGCCGATCGATCTGGTGGTGAACGCCCTCAACGCGCTCATCACCCAGCGCACGCAGCTCATCAACGACGTCTATCAGATCACCGGCATTGCCGACATTCTGCGCGGTATGAACGACCCCCGCGCCACGGCGGCGGCGGAGCAGATCAAGACCGCCTGGGGCACGCTCCGCATCCGTGACCGCCAGGTGGAGGTGATGCGGTTTGCCCGGGATGTGATCCGCATCAAGGGCCAGGTGATCGCCAAGGAGTTCAACCCCGACACGCTGAAGGCGATGACGGGCGTTCAGCTTCCGACCAACTCCGACAAGGCGCAGGTCCAGGCTCAAATCCAGCAGCTTCAGCAGCAGGCCCAACTGGCTGGCCAACAGGCGCAGCTAGCGTGGCAGGCTCAGGCCCAAGCCTCGCAGCAACAGGGCCAACCCCCGCCGCCCAAGCCGGCCCCGCCCGCACCGCCGCAAATCCCCGACGAGCTGCAAGCCGTTCTGCGTTCGCCATCCTGGGAAGACGTGACCGCCCTCCTGCGCAACAAGGTCGCCCGCCAGTTCCGCATCGACATCGAGACGGACTCCACTATCGAGCCGAACCAGACGGAGGAGAAGCAGCAGGCCGTCGAGCTGATCGGCGCTGTGGGCCAGATGGTCATGCAGTGGGGCCCGGCGATCCAGGCTCAACCGGCTCTGGCCCCCATGGTCGGCGAGTTCATCAAGTGGGGCGTCAGACGGTTCCGAGCCGGGCGTCAGCTCGAGGACGTGATCGACAACACGGTGGACAAGATGACCGCGGCAGCGAGCCAGCCTCAAGCGCCGCAGGGACCGCAACAGCCGCCGGTGGATCAGACCAAGTTGGCGGTCGCCTCCATCGAGCAGCAGACCGAGCAGATGGCGCAACAGGCCGAAACCCAGCGCGTTCAGATGCAGCTCGGCGTCAAGCAGCAGGAGATCGCCCAGCGGGCCGAGGAGACCCAGGCCAAGATCTACGCGTTGCCGCGTGATCCGACGCCTCAGGTGGCGGTGTAGCGCCCGGCTGAGAACGGTCTAGCCGACCGCAAAATGTCCCTCACGCAACCAAGGGACACCCAGTGGCGAACATCACCGTTTTTGAATTCTTCGCGGCCCCGAATGCTATCGGCGACGTCATCTGGCCGGCGGACGTTGTGACTACGACCACGACCGCATCCACCATCAACCTGAGCGCCAACACTCGAGCGTTCATCGTCACGGCGGACGCCGATTGTCGCGCCATCGTGAACGCAAGCGGGGTTAGCACGGCGGCGGGCGTTTCGACCTTGCCCGTCCTCTCGGCGGCGCCCAACCAATTCACCATCGCCCCGGCGAGCGGCCAATCCCTCAAGTTCGCTTAAGGGCGGTCGCACATGAGCAGATCCACAGACCGACGCCGGGCCGCGGCGGCCCTGGCGACTGGAAGCGCCGTGGCCGCTGCTGGCGTCATTCGCTCGCGGGACCGCCGCGCGCGGATGATAGCGGCGGCGGTGATGCCGATGTTTCCGCGCAGCGTCGTCTTCATGGGCGACAGCCGGATTCAAGACGGCACGCGCTACTGGAAGAATGCCTTGTCTTCCGACTGGAAGGGGCTTCCCATCGGCTCGGGGTTCTGCGGGCCTGCCATTACGGCCGACTTCACTGATGGGCTACTGGAATTCCGCGCCTCCGACAGGTCGCTACGTTGGACCGCGTCGGGCGACACGGCCGGGGGCTGGGCGCAGATCACCCAAGCTGGGTGGGCGCAGCTTGAAAGCGCCACCGCCAACAAGCACCTGCGCGTCGGCGTGAAGAACCTGACGGGCTTTCCGGTGTCGGACCAGAGCGTGACTGTGTCGGGCTCCAGCTCGATGAACTTCGGCTGGAACGCGGTTGGCATTTGCAATCGGGCCATGAACCTCTTGCGCTGGCTTTGCCCCAGCCCGGTGTCGCTCGGCATCGGTGGCAGCACGACAGCCGACGTTATTGAGCAACTCGCCTACTGTCAGGCCCAGGCCTCCGGCCTTGGCTGGGACATCGTCATGGTGTCCACGAACGACGTGACCGCGAGCGTGGCCGCGGCAACCGTCACGGCCAACCTGCAAGCGATCTACGACGCGCGCCGGGCGCTGGGGCGCAAGCTGGTCATTGTCGAGAACACCGCCCGTTGGGGGGTGAATACCTCCACCCCGCTCACCGCCGGGCAGATCGCCATCTTCGACGCCGTGCGGGCCTTCAACCAGACCTACGCCGCCCAGCACGATTGCGTCTATGTGGACAGCTATCTGCTGACCTACGACAGCGGCTTTTCGGATCGGCGGCCAGCCGCGGGGATGCTCCGCGACACGGTTCATCCGACCGACAACGGCTGCCAGATCATCGCCGCAGAACTCGTCCGGCTGCTCAAGCGGCGCACAGGGCCGGGACGTTTCCGAACGAGCGCCGATAGCAACACCTTCGCCAACGGCCTCCTGAATGGGACCGGCGGTACGCTGGGAACGGGCGCCAGCGGTCAGGTCGCGACGGGGTGGACCGTGGGTCGAGCGACTGGCACGGATGGAACCGCGACGTGCTCGGTGATCGATCGAACGGACGGCGGCGCGGGCAAGATGCAGCGTATCCAGTGCGCCAACACGACCGCCGGCTGGATGGAATTCACCGCCACGGCTTCGGGTGTCACGTTGGCGGCGCTCGGCCTGGCGGTGGGCGATACGGTCTATTACGAGATCGAGTACGAGGTGACGAGCCCGGTCGCCTTGCAGAACATCGCCGCGCAGGCATTCTTCACCGGCGCGAGCCCGACCACGGCGCTGACCTGCAACGTCGAGACCTCCAACGTCTTCCTGGCGGAGGCGGGGACGATGCGAACCCCGCCGGCCAAGATACCGGCGGGGACCACAAACGTGCGGCCGACCAACTACCTGAAGTTCGGCGCCAACGGCTCGGCTGACGTGAAGTTCGGCGTTTGCCGCATCGTCAAGGCCGCTTAAGCGCCGCAGTTCCGATCCGGGCGGGGGAATGATAGCGTCACGTCCTGGTGGGCGGGGGCGTGATGGTTGAAGTGGGGATTGAGACCGCTCGTGAGAAGCTGAATTCGATCCAGCTTCTCCGGGCGCTGGCGGCTTTGGCAGTCGTGGCCGATCACACGCTTCTCGTCATCGACCGCTGGGCGGGCGCAGCCTGGATGGCCCCTCTTGCCCGAGCCATGGGAGCTGGTGGCGTCTACCTGTTCTTCGTCATCTCCGGCTTGATAATGCTGCACACGTCGGGGCGGGAGTTCGGCCAGCCGGGCGGGTGGCGGCGATTTCTGACAAGGCGGCTGGAACGGATTGTGCCGCTCTACTGGCTCGTGACGGGAACGCGCGTGGCGGGGAGGGTGGTTCTTGGACGCCGCCTAGACTGGCCGCTGATCGCAAGCTCGCTCCTGTTCTTCCCCCACCTCAACGATGGGAAGATGCGCCCACTAATCGGCATGGGTTGGACCCTGAACTACGAGATGCTGTTCTATGTCTTGTTTGCGGTGGCCCTGTTGCTGCCGCGCCGGATCGGTTTGGCCGCGCTGTTCGGATCTTTCGGAGTCCTGGCCGTGGCTGGGCTGGCAATCAACCCAACCCTGGCCGCGGCGGTGACGCCGGTCCAGTTCTGGACGGCTCCAATCATCCTGCTGTTCGTGGCGGGCGTGGCGATCGGGCTGATGCGGGAGCGGATCGCGCCGCTCCTGCGCTGGAACCCGGAGAACTGGGGGCTTCTCGGCCGGCTGGCGTTGCTGCTGGGGAACGCCTCTTATAGCATCTACCTCTGGCAGGGGCTCGCCTCGGCGATTGTGACTAAGGCCTGGATGATGACCGTGGGGCCGCAGTTCGCACCCGTCTACTTCGTTGCCATGCTTGCGGGAGCTGCGGCGCTTGGCGTCGCGTCCTATTGGTTCTTTGAGCGTCCGGTGGCGGCGTTCTTCAGGTCGCGCCGCCGAATTGCCGCCAGCTCAGCGCTAGCGCCAGCCTGAACTACCAGATCGCGGCGTCGTCGTCGGCCTCAGCGCGGGGGCCGAGAAGCGCACGGGCCGCGAGGCCTCCCAACACGACGAGAGCGAGAAGTGTCGCGAGCGAGAGTATGGCGTAGACGAGGGACATTGCGGGAGCATAGCAGGCCCCAAGCGCGGCCGATAGGGCGCGGCGCGAGCTACAGGCCGAAGCTGTTGAGTACAAGCAACGCCGCCACAGCGAGCGAGATCATGAGTGCAGCAATAACCACGGGCTGAACCACCTCGGGATTTCGCCGAGCCCATTGTGCGAAGCGCCTCATCATAGAGAGACTACCTGCACCAGGGAGCCGCCATTGGCAATGACCGACGGCGCGCTCGCCTGAGAACACCGCCGTAAGGCCCATTATCTCACCATGACCACGCTTCTCCCGCCCGGAACCCTGCCAGAGACCACGCGACGGCTGCTGAACAGCATCCTAGCGACGTTCGGGGTGAATCTGCTGGACGTAACGGCGACCTATGATCCGCCGAGCTTGGCGGCGGGAGCCGTGGCGACCATCCAGACGGTGACAGTGACGGGCGCTGTGTTGGGCGACTTCGCCAAGGCCTCGTTCAGCAACGACCTACAGGGCGTCCGGATCAACGCCTGGGTGAGTGGGGCGAACGCGGTGAAGTTCCAGCTCCAGAACGTCACAGGCGGAACTATCGACCTGGCGTCTGGGACGGTGCGGGTGAGGGTGGAGCGGGCTTCTCCGTAGGCGTCCGCTCTCCGCTGAGAACGTGTTGGCCGGCCCTAGTCTGCAGGCATGGCGGACCGCGATTACTCCCAGTTGACCTCGGCCACGACGGCGAACGACAGCGACCTGCTGGCGATCTATCCGTCTGGCGGCCCGCTGAAGAAACTCACCTTCGGGACGTTCAAGAGCCTGACCATCACAGCGCTTGGCGGCTCGTACCTGACGGTCAGCAACAACCTGTCGGATGTGGCGTCAGCTTCCTCGGCTCGAGCGAACCTCGGCCTGGGCTCGGCCGCCACGCTGGCGTCGTCTGCGCTGTTCCAGGTCTCGAACAACCTCAGTGAGGTACCCAACGCTGCAACCGCGCGGACCAACCTCGGGGCGGCGGCTTCAGCCTCTCCCGTGATCACCGGGGGCATGACGTTCTCAGGCTGTGTGGCCGGCAACATTCAGGCGGTCGCGAGCACGACGCTGGACGTGTCGATCTCAGAATTTCAGACCAAGACCATCAGCGCCAACACGACGTTTACGCTGTCGGGCGCCACGGCCGGCAAGTGGTCCGGCATGGTGCTTGAGCTGACGACTTCCTCTAGCGCCCAGCCGACGTTTACGGGCGCCCGGTGGAGCGGGGGGGTAGCGCCGACCTTCGCGAACGGCGTCCATCTGATCGGGCTGCTTTACGACGGGTCCAACTGGAACGCGCTGCCGCTCGCCACGAGCCTCGCATGAGCTTCATCCTGAAGCTGCTGTTGGGCGTCCAGTCGTACCTCACGACGTGGCGATTCAACCCAATCGACAAGAACACTGACGTCACGCTCTCGGCCGACCATCGGACGATCTCGCTCAGCGTCTCCAGCTCCTTCCCGCTCGGTGCGCGCGCCAACGGCTATCCGGTGACTCCAGGCAAATGGTACGTCGAGATGACGGCTGTGGCCGTTGCCGGGGCCACGGATAGCGTTGGGGTCGGCGACCTCACTCAATCGACCGGGATCACCGTGGGGTCGGGCGCTGGCAGCTGCGGTTACAGTGCGGACGGAAGTATCCTGCTCAATGGAAGCTCCGTCGCAACCTATGCGACCTTCACGACCGGGGATGTGATCAGCTTCGCAATCAACGCGACTTTGAACAAGATCTGGTTCGCCAAGAACGGCGTCTGGCAGAGCGGCAATCCCGCCACGGGAACTGGCGGGATCAGCCTCACGGCCTTGACCTACTATCCGATGGCCGTGATGAACACCGGCGGCTCATGGTCCATTCCGCTGACGCCGACTTATCCCGCGCCCGGCGGCTTCACTGTCCGATAGCTGCGCTGATCTCGGCGAACGGCGGGAGCTCGCCATGCTTGCGGATCGCAACCAGGGTGCTGGTGATCTGCTCGATGGTAACGGTCCCATAAATCGCGGTGGCCGCGACGAGTTCGTGGATCATCTGCGATAGCGGGATGCCGCCGTCCTTCAGCGAGGCCGCCGGGTGGAAATCCGGCCAGTAGGACCAACCCCAGTCCTCAATCACATAGATTCCGCCGACTGCGAGCCGTGGAAAGAGGATATCGAAGCAGCGCGTCGTGTAGCCGTAGTTGTGCGAGGCGTCGTCTATGATGAGGTCCGCCGGTCGATCTCCGAAGGCGCGCAGGACGATCTCGGGCAGCTTGGCCGGGTCGTCCTGCGAGACGCCGAAATGAAGGCGCATCCGCGTGGTGTAGCCGAGCCGGTCGATGTGGTGGCCGATGGCCGGATTTCCGCGCGCCCAGTCTATGCCGAGGATGGCGGCGCTTGGGAACATATCCGCCAACATGAGCGCCGATCCGCCCTGATGGACACCGACCTCGATGATCCGGTGCGGGTCAGGGCAGAGGCGTGCATATTCGCGGACGAGCGAGCCGGGCTTCAGAATGACGATCTCGTTTTCAGTCGTCTTGTGCGCGGCGAAGTCGCTCGTGACATAGCGCACCGGAACGCCTCCGAGGAAGCCTTCTGCGTCCATATCTCGCGCTTGCTGCATGGCGGAGCCTTACCACAGCCGCGCCCGGCTGAGCAGTCCCGGCGCTGCCGCATCATGGGCGCATGGAGCAGTCCCAGTACCTCGCCCAAGCCCTGCAAGCCATGTCGCAGCCCAATGCGGCCCCGCAGTCTCCGACGTTCAACCCGCAAGGCATGGCGAACCTGGCCAAACAGGCACAAGCCTTCCATGCGGCCAATCCGGACGGCTCGTTCATCGGCCATCAGCTCATGCAGGCGGGTCGGAACGTGATGGGAGCGCCGGGGCGAGCGGTGGACGGGCTGGCGAACCTCGCGCAGTTGATCCCCGGCGTGGGTGGATCGCAGCCGTTCAACGCCGTGACCGCGGTTCCGCAACAGCAGGCTCCGATGCAGCCGAACGGGCCGCTCACGCAGATGCCGCAGTTCCCGCAGTTCTGAGGCTGCGGGCGAGGACCCGACCGACAAACGCCAGTCCGTTTTTGCCCTCGCCCCTGCCAGCGATCAACCTGACAGCCCTCGCGGGTTTTAAGAGCCGCCTACGGCCATAGCGGAAGCGCCTTGGCGTGCACGCCGCAGCAAGAAAATCATAGCGAATTCGGCAGGAAATGCTAGAGTAAATCTCATGTGCATCGGCTGTTATGAAGACTACGAACTGCCGCGCATCGTTACGCCGGAAGTCGTCGCTATGTCTGAGCGGATCAAGAGCGCCAATCCATTCGGCGGCTTACACATCGTGGTCGAAGATTGGAACCTAGAAGATCTTGACATCGAGTTCTGCCGCGATAGCGACGACGCAACCAACGAAGAGCGTCAATTGGCGTCGGACTTGCTCGCGATGACGCTTGAGCAACGCGCTTCCGCGATGGCCTTGGCAGACGGCTACCTGCTGCCGAACGGCGAGTTTTCCGAGTTCGTCAAGGACGCGCTGACACCGGCCGATTAGCGCTTCGCTGAGAACCCCCCGCTCTCCGCCAAACTACACGGCAGGAGAGCTATTACGTTGGCGCGATCCCGTTACTGCCGTGTCTGCCATGAGTTCCACGACCTCACCGAGGCGTGGCCTTCAGCGTGCTACGGCCATTTCGGGATCAGGGGAGAGGAAGCCCGGTTCTACGTGATCTCGGACAGTATGGACCCCATCGTCTCCATGGCGACGGGCCGCCCGCACGATTCCAAGAGCGCGTACCGAAAAGAACTTCGGGCTCTCGGCTGCTACGAGGTCGGCAACGACCGCCTAGACAGACGACCCGTCCAAGCCCCGCCCGTCCGCGACACTCTCCGCCAGGTCGTCCAGCAACTGAAGGGCTGACGGAGAGAGCATGGATCTTCGCGAACAACTCAAGGCGGCGATGAGTGGGGAGGTGAACGCCCCCGAACCGAACGAGGCCATCACTCCGGCCGAGGGCGCGGAAGCCGCCGCCCCGCCGGTCAGCGAGGCCCCGGAAAGCCAAACCGAGGCCAAAGCCCCGGAGACCGACACCAAGGCCCTGGAGCGCGACGAAAGCGGGCGCTTCAAGGCCAAAAACACCGAGGCCCAAGCTGGCGCGGAGACCGCGACGCCTGAGCCTCCGAAAGAACCCGAGTCCGCGAAGCCGGAGGAAAAGGGACCTCAAACCGAGGCGACCCGCATTCCCCCGTCTCTGCCCGCAGCCGTGAAAGCGCAATGGGCGGACCTCAAGCCGGAAGTCCAACAGGCCTTCTCCAAGCTCGAGGAAACCGTCCAGACCGCCAAGGCCGAGTGGGGCAAGAAAGGCGAGCGGCTCAACCGCTATGACGAGATCGTGGGTCCGCATCTGGACCGATGGCGCATGGCCGGCTTGGACGAGTTCGCAGGGGTTCAGACGCTTATTGCGGCGCAGAACATCCTCGAACGCAACCCGGTTGATGGCCTGGTCCACATCGCCCGATCCTATGGCGTTCACCCGCAGCAGCTGGCCCAGGCTTTCGGCCTGACGCAGGCGAACGGAGCCCAGCCGGGCGCGGAGGGCCAACCAGCCCCGACCGCCGCACCGGACCTGACGCCCGTCCTGCAACCCGTTCTGCAGCAGGTCCAGACCCTACAGCAGCAACTGCAACAGCTCCGCCAGGGCTCCGAGCACGAAAAGCTCACCCAGGCGCAGGCCGAAGTCACCGCGTTCGCCAACGATCCCGCCAACCTCTACTTCGAGAACGTCCGACCAGTCGTCGCGAAGCTACTGGAGACGGGGCAGGCAAGCACGCTGAAGGACGCCTACGAACAAGCGATCTGGGCCTCGCCCGAGATCCGCCCGCTCCTCCTCGCGGCTCAAACCGCGGAAGCAGCGAGGGCGGCTCAGGCCGAGACCACCCGGAAAGCCCAGGAGCAAGAGCAGCGGGCCAAGGCGCAAGCCGCAGCCAAAGCCGCAGGGTCTGTCACCGGAGCCCCCGCACCCGGCGCCACCGCGCCAGGACCGGGCTCCACCGGCAACCTGCGCGAAGACCTCCTGGCGGCCAAACGGCTCTCTGAGTCCAGGGCGTAATCGCGCGCAACCACCCGACCCCGAGTGGGCGGGTAGGAGCGTGACAGATGGCCTCTCCCGGCCTTTCCGAAATCGTCACGACCACGCTGCGCAACCGTAGCGGCGTGATCGCTGACAACATGAGCAAGAACAACGCGCTGTTGTTCCGGCTCAACAAGCGTGGTCGCGTCAAACCGCTTTCGGGCGGTCGGACGATCGTGCGCGAGCTGAGCTACGCCGAGAACTCGACGTTCCAGCGTTACTCGGGCTACGAGATCCTGAACACTTCGCCCAGCGACGTGATCAGCGCGGCCGAGTTCAACTGGAAGCAAGCTTCCGTCGCCGTCACCATGTCGGGTCTGGAGCAATACCAGAACTCCGGCGAAGACGCTCTGCTGGACCTCCTCGAAGCCCGCATCGACGTGGCCGAGAAGACCATGCAGAACAACCTGTCGTCCGACATGTACTCGGACGGCACGGCGTCGAGCGGCAAGCAGATCGGCGGCCTTCAGCTCCTCGTGGCTGACGACCCGACGACCGGCACTGTCGGCGGCATCAACCGGGCCACCTACACCTTCTGGCGCAACCAGAAGTACCAGGCGACCTCGGATGGCGGCTCGGCGGCTTCTGCGACCAACATCCAGAAGTACATGAACGCGCTGTATCAGAAGTGCACGCGTCAGACCGACCGTCCGGACCTGATCGTCGCGGATACGAACTACTACAACTTCTACCTGAACAGCCTGCAAGCTATCCAGCGGATCACCTCCGACGAGATGGCTCAGGCCGGCTTCCAGTCGCTCAAGTACATGGGCGCGGATGTGGTGTTCGACGGCGGGGTGGGCGGCGCTTGCCCGTCCAACCACCTCTACATGCTTAAGGACTCTGCGAACCACACGGTTCACTGAGTCAGGGCCAGCTAAGGACTAGAGAGAGAACCGCACGTGTTTCAGCTCAGTGATACGACGAGCAAGGTCTTCGCGGTAAGCGAAGATTTCGTCGCGCTGCGGGTGGACCGCGTGATGGCAACCGAGCTTGTGCTTCCATTCGTCAATGGATCTCTGGAGTTCCAGCGCAAGTTCGGCCTCATCTCGTTTGACGACCAAGTACGGAACAACGCGACGAAGGAAAGCGGCGGCCTTCTGGCTGGCGCAGTACCAGAGGAATTGGTCGCGGTGCTTCGGATTGCGCCGGCTGTGCGGGTTGACATTGAGCGACCCGCCGTAGGTGTTGTGCAGGCTCCGGATAACGGGCGCGTGCGACATGCCGATGGCGAGAAGGATTTGGTAGCGCGTGTGGATGCTGTTGGGCTTGGCCCACTTGCTGACGCGCACCCAGCCCTCTCCATCGAACAGGCCGGCGGCGTAGCGGTCGTCAAGCGTGATGGTCACTCTCTGAGCCTTAGGCTGAATGCTGGTGAATTCGGTGGAAGCCCCATGCCCGGCTCGAAAGAGCGCGGAAGGGTAACGCCGAGCCAAGCAGGCGACCGTGACGGGTCGCCGGGCGTGTGTAACGAGCAGGGACCAGCCCCGAAAGGGAAGGCGTGCTCTGAACTCCGTAGGAATACGGAGAGGTCGGCAGAAATGACCGGCCCGGCGCAGCAAGTATCATTCGATGATTCTACTGCGCAGGTAACAGATTGCAACACCGACTACATCTTCTGGCAGCCCCATCGGGACCGCAACATGGTCCCGCTGGATCGGGTCAACTCGATCAACCAGGACGCCTTGGTCCAGCTCATCATCTGGATGGGCAACATGACCGTCAGCAACGCTCAGCTGCAGGGCGTCCTCTTCCAGACCTAACCGGCCTGGGGCTCCGGGGCCTTCGGGCCTCGGGGCTTGTTTCAACCCCTATGGAGTGATGCCATCATGGCTGCTTCTACCACGGTCTTTTCGACCACTCCGCTCGTGGGGCTCGCCCTGGGAGCCACCGGGACCTCGACGCCTGCCGTCGCGGCCCTGACCCGGTGCGCCGGCAACGATGGCCGGACGTACATTTACGGTAAGGCGTCCGAGGCCCTGACCTCGACCGCCACCTGCAAGATCGGTGCGGCGGGCTCTGTGTCCGACGACTCCGGTTCGGCTGGCTGGATTGCCAACGTGCCTGGCGGCCTCACGGCTGGCCAGTACGGCTGGTTCAAGCGCTCGTCGCTCGCCTAACCGCGACCAGTACCAAGCGTAGGGGAGGGGGCGGTCTTTCGGGGCCGTCCCCTTCTTCATGCGCGCTCCACTGAGAAGGGGTCTGGCGGTCGCACGATGCTGTCTCAGCCTGGGGAGGCGAGAGAGAGCATGAGCCAGTTTCCCGACTACGCGGCGAACGCCGAAAGCGCGGCCGAGGCGCGCCAGATCATCAACCGATGCTTCGCCGATCCCGGCAGCGACGACGCCCATTGGGCGCGAGCTGCGGCGGCGGTCGCGATCCATGGCGGCGCGACGCTCGAGGAGGCGGTGGCGGCCGCCGTGGGTGGCGAATGAGCGCCCCCGTCCGAATGGTCATCAAAGAGCCGACCTTCCGCATGGTCCCGGCTCTCGACCAGTACAAGCTCAACGCCCACGGCCGGCTGGCGTGGCTGCACCGCCTGCTTTGGCGAGCCCTGGCCAAGATGGGCGCGCTGAAAAGCGGCATCGAGGAAAAGGTCACGTACAAGACCTACACCATCGACGCTGACCGCGTGATTGAGCGGGTGATGGAGGCGCAAGGCCGACTGTATCGCGCCACCGGGCCCGGGCCTCGGAAAATCCTGATCGGCCCCGCCGAGGTGGCCGAACTGATGCAGGACGCAAGCCTGCAGGACTTCTCCTACGCGCCCGATCCGGTGCGGTTCGAGGGGCAACGTCAGTTCCGCGGAATGACTGTCGAGATCATCCCGCACATGCAAGGGGTGTTGGTACGGTGAGCCGCTACGTCCTGAGGCACGCGGAGAGCCGCCGCTACCTGCACGCAAGCACACAGCGGCGCAAACCCCTCCTCACGGAGGAGTTGGAGGAGGCCAAGGTCTTTCAGGCCACTCGCCCCTATGTCTCGGGGCTGGGGAGGGGGCTTGACGGCTTCGAATGGGTGGCCGTGCGGCTGGTGCTTGGCGAGGCGGTCTGATGGGCGGCTCCATCCACCCCGCCGCCGCTCAGGCCCTCGCCGCAGCCGTGGCCCCCCGCCGCCGGGTCAACTTCGTCATGGTCTGGACGGGCACCAAGTACGGCCCGGAATATCCGGCGATCCTTCAGAATATGATCGCCCGCAATGCCTCCAATCTGGAGGAGGATTGCGCGTGGTGGGCCATCACCGACCGGCCGGACGAGCTGCCGGCGGGTGTCTATCCCATCGAGGCCGATCCGACGCTTCCGACGTGGTGGCAGAAGGTGCGGCTGTTCTCGCCAGACATGCCGTGGGACCGCGGCGACCGCTGTGTCTACTTCGACCTCGACGTGGCGATCACCGGCCGCCTGGAAGACCTCATCGAGCGCAAGGGGATCATTCAGGACTGGCACTGGCCCATGCGGAACAGCTCCGTGATGGTCTGGGACCACGGCGAGCATGTCCGGATCTGGACCGACTTCGCGCACGACCTGATCGACCGTCCCGCGCCGGACGACATCAAGCCGCTTCTGCCGAAGGGCGAGGTCAACGCCGGGGATCAGCATTGGATTTCGGAGTGCGCGCCCGACTGGCCGGCGTTCCCCGCCGACTGGTTCCGCTCCTATCGCGACTGTCACGCTTGGCCGCCGAACGAGTGCAAGGCGGTCATATTCCACGGCGCGGTCAAGCCGGATCAGGTGACGGACGGCTGGGTTCCGAATGTCTGGAAGGTCGGCGGCTTCACGTCCCTCCCCGAGTTCAAGGGCGTCAACACCTCCGAAGACGCCCGGCTCGAAAACGTCCGCATCAACTCCGCCCGCGACCTCGATTGGTTCACCGGCTTCAAGGACGAAGGCCGAACCTGCGTCATCGCCTGCGGCGCACCTTCGATGAAGGACTACGTTCAGCAGCTCAAGCGCCACCGGGCCAAGGGCGATCGCATCGTCTCCGTGAACAACGCCTGGCGCTTCCTGCATCAGCGCGGGATCACGCCCGACGTCAACGTGATGCTGGATGCCCGGCCGGAGAACGCCGCGTTCCTCGACGGCGCGCCGAAGTCCATGCGGCTGATGCTCGCCAGCCAGTGCCATCCGAGCGTGTTCGACAAGGCGCTCGAGCAGGGGCTTGAGGTCGTGGTTTGGCACAATGGCTGGGATACCGGGAACGACAAGCTGCGGGAAATCCTCGACCCGTGGTGGGATGGGCCGAACCAGAGGCCGTGCATCCTCGTGCCTGGCGGCTCGACGGTGGGCCTGCGGTCCCTGTGGCTGGCGACCTATAGCGGCTTCCGGACGATCCACCTCTACGGATGTGATTCCAGCTACGCCGACGACGGCACACACCACGCCTACGCCCAGCCGCTGAACGACCACGAAACTGTCCTTGACGTGGTGATGGGAGCGAAGCGCTACCGCTGCGCGCCGTGGATGGTCAGGCAGGCGTCGGAATTTCAGCAGAGCTGGAAAGACCTCCGCGAGTACGAGGAGGAGCCCGGCAAAACTGCGCCGGTCACGCTGCACGTCCACGGCCGCGGGCTCGTGCCCGACGTCGCCAAGCAGCTTCGGGCCGAGGAAAGGGGCGTGGCGTGAGCGAACCCCTGCGCATCCCCTACATCATGGCGGCCGAGATGGGATCGTTCGCGCTCGCCGCGATGCGCGACCAGATGAAAGAGACCGTCGAGCGCGAGACCGGACAGCCCCACGTCTGGCGAACCTGCATCAACATGGACGCGATCGAGCTTGTCCCCGAGGACGGCCAATGACCGCGCCCGTTCTCGCCTCATGGGATGGCTGGTGGTGGCCAGCCTCCGACGAACGCGCCCGCCCGGTCCTGACGCGGGAAGTCGGCCCGGCCGTGGAATGGCTGCTGAGCCACGTCCCGGGACGGGAGCTGATCGTCCAGGCTGGCGGAAACGTGGGGCTCTTCCCGCTAGCGCTGGCCGACCACTTCGCGACGGTTGTTACGGCCGAGCCTGATCCTGCCAACTTTCACTGCCTGATCAAGAATCTGTCCGAGCGGCCGACCCAAGCCGGCTTCGAAGCCCATTGCGTGGCGTTCAGTGACGGCCACGGCTGGGGCGACATCGTAGAGGCCGAGCCGGGCAACTGCGGCGCCCATCGGATGGCCTACCGGCCCGCAATGCAGCCGGGGCCGGTGCGCGTCTTGCCGATCGATGCGCTCCACCTCTCGGCATGTGACGCCATCTGGCTGGATTGCGAGGGCTCCGAGCTCTTCGCGCTCATCGGCGCGGCCGACACTATCGAGCGCTTCAGCCCCACAATCTGCATCGAGGACAAGGGCCATCACCGCTCGTTCGGCATCCCGGACGGCGAGCTTCAGCGCTGGCTCTCAGCGCATGGGTATTCCGAGGTGGCGCGCCTGGGCAACGACAAGGTCTATAGGAGATACGCGTGAGGTATTACCTCGACACCGAGTTCAACGGTTTCGGCGGCGAGCTGATCAGTCTCGCGCTAGTGCGGGAGGATGGTTACAGCCTCTACGTGATCTATCGGCTGCCGGATGAAATCGAGCCGTGGGTTGCGGAAAACGTCATCCCGATCCTACACGAAGACCGCTGCCTCAATATCGCGATGCAGATAAGCCCGCCGACCGGCGCTAGGTTCATCGCCGACTTCTTGGCGGGCGACCCCGACCCGGTGATCATCACCGATTGGCCGGATGACATCCGCTACTTCTGCCAAGCCGTGATCGTCGGCCCCGGCCAGATGGTCAACATTCCCGGCCTCAAGTTCGAAATGCACCGCGTGGACGCCTACCCGACCACGCTACCCGGCGCTGTCCAGCACAACGCGTGGTGGGACGCCATGGCCCTCCGTCACCTCTTCCAAGCCCAGAAGGTCGCCGCATGAGCGAAACTCCAGACTTCATCGCACCGAAAGCCGGCGGCGAGCGCGACACCGCCATGCCCCGCTTCTACGTCAAGCCCGTCAAGAACGAGTTCAAGTCGAACGAGAAGGGCCATCCGGTCTTCGAGGACCGGGAATATGTGGAGATCCACATTCCCGGCGACCGCGGCACGGTGACGGATCGGCAAGTCCGACCAGAGGACCGCGACCGCTGGCCGCGCGAGTACGCCGCGTTCAAGGCTGGCCAGGAAGCCCCGGTGGAGGGAACTCCGCTCACTGAATGGCCGGCGATCACCCGCAGCCAGGCGGAAGAGCTGAAGTTCGGTCGCGTCTACACCGTGGAGCAGCTCGCGGCTTTGCCCGACGACCTCCTGAACCGCACCGTCAGCATGGGCGGCTTCTCGCTCAGGGAGAAGGCCAAGCGCTTCCTTGAGGCCGCTCAAGGCAATGCGCCGATGGAAAAGCTGGCCGCTGAGAACGAGGAGCAGCGAGCGACAATCAACGCGCTGCAGGAGCAGATGAAGGCCCTCACCGAACAGATGGCCAAGCTCTCCGCCCAGCAGGAGCCCAAGGCCTGAAATGCACCCTCACGAACGAGATGTTTTGCCGAAGATCGGGCCGCACTTCCTCTTGGGTTCCGATGGGGCTGTGCTGTTCAAGTTCGTGGTGGACGTGAACAACGTCCTGGGGCCGCGGATCGCGTCGGAGGCCGACAAGGCGACGCATCCGGAAGCGTGGGCGCGGTTTGAGCGGGAGCATGGCGCAGAGTTGATCGCCGCTGCGTCGGCGGTCGCCGCATCCACTGCCGATTTCCGCGAGTGGCAGCGGCAGGGCGTGTATGTGGCCGAGGAGCCCATCAGCCCGAGGACGGAAGCTGTCCTGCAAAACCTTGAGGTGCAGGCGATCCCGGTCAAGCGCCGCGGCCGTCCCCCGAAGGCGGCCTAAGCCGTGTCGGTCCTGTCCATCGTTCAGAGCGCTACCGATCGACTGTCGCTGACGCGGCCTTCCACGGTCGTCACCTCGACGGACCTTCAGGTGCGCCAGTTGTTCGGGCTATTGCTCGAAGCGGGCAACGCGCTCGCCAAGCGCGGCGACATCGGCTGGCAGTCGCTCCAGAACGAGTGGCAGTTCGTGACGGTCGCGAATGAGATCCAGACCAACACCCCGATCCCGCCCGACCTCGCCAAGTTCGTCCCCGACAGCTTCTATAACCGCACGCAACAGCGGAAAATCATCGGGCCGCTCACCCCACAGCAGTACCAGGAGCAGAACGCCCGACCGCAGCTCGTGGCGCCCTATCTCGCCTATCGCGAGCGGGCCGGGGCGTTCCTGATGAACCCCGTTCCCTCGGCTGGGGACACCATCGCCTATGAGTACGTGTCGTCCTACTGGGCCAAGTCCAGCGCGGGCGTGGCCAAGGCGCAATTCACCTCCGATGACGACGGGACCTATCTGGACGAGGAACTGCTGATCCTCGACCTGAAGTGGCGCTGGAAGCAGGCCAAGGGCTTCGATTATGGAGAAGACCTAGCCACAGCCGAGCGGGAGATCGTCAAGGCGCTGGCCGGCGACGGGGGCTCAACGGCGCTCGACATCGGCGGCCCGCGCACGCTTGAGGATTTGACCCGGTACAATGTCCCTGAGGGATCGTTCGGCGTCTGATGAGGCAAGCACTCCGTCAGAACCGCGCCCGCGCCCGAGTGGCCAACGCCGCGTCGATCCCGGCTCCGATCGGCGGCTGGGACACCGACAGCGCCTTGCCCGCAATGCCGAAACAGAACGCGCTCGTGCTCGACAACTGGATTCCCCGCGGGGGCTATATCCAGCTTCGGCGCGGGTTCGTGGAGCAAGTCTCCGGCACGGCCGATCCGGTGGAAACACTGGTGGCCTGGCGGGGCGCAGCATCGGGCGACAAGCTGTTCGCCTGTGCTGGGTCGAAGATTTACGATGTCACCACGGCCGGGGCCTTGGGCTCGGCGGGATATTCGTCGGCGGGTTCCGCTCGGTGGAACTACACGAATTTCGCCAATGACTCGGGCCGGTTTGCGATCCTCGTCAATGGCGCAAGCTCGCCATTAAAGTACAATGGAACGGCCTTCTCTACAACAAGCATCACTGGAACTTCGGGCGCTATTACGCTAACCTCTACGAACCTGAAGTACGTCATGGCGCATAAGGCCAGACTTCACTTCGCCGAGAAGGATGCGTTGCGGGTCTGGTTCCTCGACGTGAACGCCATTGCGGGGGCGGCGGGGCTTCTGGATCTCGGCCCGATCTTCACCAAGGGCGGCCATCTGGTCGGCCTTTGCCGGTTGACGCTGGATGGTGGTGTCGGACCGGATGACTTCGCTTGCTACCTGACCTCGGAAGGCCAGGTGGCGCTCTATCAGGGGATCGACCCTTCTGATGCCAACAACTGGTCTCTGGTCGGGGTCTACTCCCTCCCCAAGCCCATCGGGGATCGGTGCTTGCTGGAATACGGGGCCGACGTCCTGTTGCTCACCGAGGCGGGCGTTCTGTCCCTGACGCAGGCCCTGAAGCTCTCCGAGGACGAACAGCGGCAGAACTCGCTCTCGCGCTACGTGACCAACGCCTTCGCCGCGGCGGCCTCGAGCTACGGATCAAACGACGGCTGGCAGATGATCTCCTACTCCGGTCGTGGGGGCTTGCTCGTCGTCAACGTCCCGACCGCGGAGCTTTCCAGCTCGCAGCAGTACGTCCGATGCGGCGAGACCGGCCGTTGGTGCAGGTTCACCGGAATTGACGCGTTCTGCTGGGAAACGGCCAACGGGGCGATCTACTTCGGCTCGACCCTGGGCGTCTATCAGTGGGACAAGGGCGCGTCGGACAACTCGGAACCGATCGTCGCAGATGCCCTTCCGGCGTTTCAGGACTTCGGCAACCGGACCACGCTCAAGAACGCGAAGAACGTCCGCGCGCTGCTGTTCGCGCCGGCCATCGTTCGACCTGCTCTGGACGTGATGTCTGACTACGACAAGTCCACCGTCCCGACCGATATCCAGACCGTGGTCACGCCGGGGGACATCTCACCGGACGACGCCACCGTGATCCGCCAGGATTGGACCGGGGCGTCTGGCATCGGGTACGTGCTCAGTCCTCGCCTCCGCGTCAGCCTGACGGGCTCCAACGACGTGGACCGGGTGGCGGTGACGGATGATCTCTCCGAGCTGCTGCTAGTGGGACCTGCGGGAACAGATCACATCCTGTCGCGCCCGAATCTTCCTCTCGACGTGGAAGTCCAGTGTGTCGGCTTCGACCTCACCTATGAGGCGGGGGCGTTGATTTGAAGCTTCTCCACGGCCACGCGGATGAGGTGGCGGCCTGGGTAGGCTGGCGCATTCCATTGATCCGGAAGCGGCTGGAGAGAGACCCGAATTGCAAGCCGTTCGGGCCTTGCTATGCGATCGGTGTCCTTGACCAGAACAACACGCTAATCGCGGGCGTCGTGTATCACGCCTGGGCACCTGATTTCCAAAGTGTGGAGCTAAGCTTCGCCGCCGATACGCCGCGCTGGCTGACACGCAACTTAATCTGCGAGCTGCTCGCCTATCCGTTTGAGACCCTGGGGTGCAACCGGATCAACGCCTACACCCCGAAGAAGAACCGAGAGGCGAGGGGCTTCATCGACAAATTCGGCTTTCGTCGCGAGGGCTGCGCGACAGATGGCTTCGGCCCCTGCGAGGACGCAATAATTTCCCGTCTGCTCAAGCGAGAGTGGCTGCAGACGAAGTGGGCCAAACCTTTCGGCTCGGCCCACCCTTAACTGCGGCGCCCAGCCTCGCCGGACCTCGCCCAACCTTGCGTGGCCTAGCCACACCACGCCTGCCACGATTTAGGGTTTCCCCTGGGCGTCAACAGACCCCTGTAGCCCACGATCCACGAGCCGCCTGATGGCCTCCGCTCGCGGCGGAATATCCGGCTGCTGCCGTCGCCATTCGTCGACTCGCGCCAGCCATTCCTTGCTGGCGCGCATCTCGAACCGCTCTGAGAGTTGATCGTCGGTCACGGAACTTACGTACACGCTTGACGGCCCGCAATCAAGTGCCGTACTGTACGTAACAGCCGGACAGGGAGCCACTAACTCCCCATCCGGCCTAACCTGAAGCACGATCCCAAGGAGATCGAGATGTCCCAGGCTGCTGAGCAGTCTATCGTGTTGCGCTTCCCAACGGAACGGCAGTTGCCCGTCCGGCAAGGCAAGCGCCCCGAAACCCTCCCCGCGAACGTAGAGCGCATTCGCCCGGCCATCCCGGTCCCGGAGCCCCTGGCCCGCTCGCCGGAGCTGGCCATCGTCCTCGCGGTGATCGCCGCTCTCCCCGCCGCCACCCAGCGGCGCATCGGCATGAAGCTTCCGGCGCATTGCTGGGACAAGCCCGGCGACGAAAACCTGCTGCGGGCCTTCCTCTATGTCGGGAGGCCGCTGCTCAATGGCTAGCTCCTCGACGGCGATCCAGCTTCCGCCGCTCGCGCTGGAGACGGTCGAAATCCCGCTGATCGGGACCTCGCCGCTCATCGTTCACGCCTGGAGCGAGAAGGCGCTTCGGGCGATGGCCGACAAACAACAGAAGAAGGCCAGCAAGGGCAGGGAGGCGAAGAACCCCTTCGAGGACTTCACCGGTTCGCTCTACTGGCTCTCTGAGAAGCCCGACGAGGTGACAGAGGCGGACATCGATACGGCCCGGTTCGGGTTCCCGGCCATCGCGTTCAAGGCCGCCGCCGTGACCGCTTGCACCTCGACCGGCGCCATCACGAAGGTCGCGGCTCGTCAGGCCTTCCACGTCGAAGGCGAGATGGTGGAGATCGTGGGGCCACCCCCGGCCATGCGCGAGGATGTCTGCCGCGTCGGCATGGGCGTGGCGGACCTCCGCTATCGCGGCCAGTTCGAACCGTGGGGCGCGCGGGTGCGGGTCCAGATAAACACAGCCGTCATCTCGGCCGAGCAGGTGGTGAACCTCTTCAACCTCGCCGGTTTCGCGGTCGGAGTGGGCGAGTGGCGACCGGAGCGTGATGGCGGCTATGGCCGCTTCCGCGTGGCGTCGGCCGGTGAGCTGGAGGCTCTGGTATGAGGCGCGTCATCTACGGCTGGCGCGCCGGGAGCCAGATCAGCATCGACGCGCAGACGGCCGGCGAGGCGCTGGCGCGGATCGAGAAGAGCCACAACGGTCTGTTGGAGCCGGAAATGGTGGTGGACGCGGCGCGCGATGAAGCCTCGCCACTGCACCCGCACTTCGAATGGGACGATGCGGCCGCGGCGGAAGAATTCCGGAAGGATCAAGCCCGCGAGCTGGTGCGCGCCCTGACCGTGGACATCTCGCGCTCCAATCTGGAGCAGAAGACCGTCCGCGCGTTCGTCAACGTGGAAACCGGCGGCGAACGGGGATACCTTTCAACCTTCACCGCAATGTCCTCCGAGCAGCTTCGTAAGCAGGTGCTCGAGCGGGCCTTCGCGGAACTGGAGGCGTGGCGCGCCCGCCATGCGGAGTTGTCGGAGTTGGCCCGCATCTTCGCGGCCATTGACGAGACTCGTCCCGCCATCAAAGGGGACTAATCAAGGCAGGGCAGGCAAGGCACGGCGAGGCGCGGATAGGCAAGGCCACGCGCGGTAAGGCTTGGCTCGTCTAGTCAAGGCTGCAATGGGAGGCGGTCGGGGAAGCTCGGCCGCCTTCTTCCTGCGCCCCACTGAGAAGTCACTCACGCATTCTAGAGTGCAGTTCTGACCCGCTGCGACACCGCGTTTTCGCGACGAGCCCTCGGCGGTCTGAAGCAGATCAGTGCTGAGGGCGCAAGTTGTCGAAAAAGGGCGGGAACGTTCAGCCGGTCGATCCGGTCAAGACGGCGCAGGCGCAGTCGCAGGCCAACATCGAGACGGCCCGCGAGCAGCAGAGATTGAACATGATCAATACGTCCGGCCCGCAAGGGGCCGTGACGTATCAGGCCGACCCGAACGCGCCCGGCGGCTACTCTCAGACGACCACGCTCTCTCCCGCCGAACAGGCCATCTACGACAAGAGCAAGGCTGCGGAGTCCGGCGCCCTCGACACGGCGACGACGCAGCTCGGCCGGGTCAACGACGCGCTGGCCACGCCGCTTTCGACCGAGGGGCTTCCACAGCTTAGCGGCGGGGTCGATCTCTCCGGCCTGCATCCGGGCCAGATCCAGTCCAGCTTCAACACCGGCCAGCCGCTGCAATACAGCTTCAATCCGGGCCAAGCGGTGCTGGGTGACGTGGGGGGCGACCTCGGCGTTGCCCGTCAGCAAGCCATAGACGCGGTGTATGGCCAAGCGACCTCGCGCCTTGATCCCCGCTTTGCCCAGGACGAGAACGCCCTTCGCACCAAGCTCGCCAACCAGGGCTTGAGCCAGAACGACACGGCCTATCAAACGGCCCTGCAGAACTTCCAGCAGGGCCGCAACGACGCCTACAATCAGGCGCAGTATTCGGCCATTGGAGCGGGCGAAGACGCGGCCACCGCGCTGTTCGGCCGTCAGGTCCAGCAAGGCCAGTTCCACAACCAGGCCGCCAACCAGCAGTACGCCCAGAACCAGGGTCAGGCGGCGTTCCACAACGCCACCGCCGGCCAGGACTTCGGGCAGAACCAAAGCGCGGCGCAGTTCGCCAACGCGGCGGAGGCTCAGCGCTTTGGCGAGGCGCAGAGCGCGGCGCAGACCGCGCTTCAGAACGCCCAACTACAGAACACCGCCCGGCAGCAAGGCTTGCAAGAGAGGGCGTACATTCAGAACACCCCGATCAACCAGTTTACCGGCCTCTTGGGGCTCGGGCAGGTTGGGATGCCCCAAGGCATCCAGTACAGCCCAACGCAGGTTGCGCCGACCGATGTGCTCGGGGCCTACGCGCTCAACCAGCAAGGCCAGCTCGCCAACGCGCAGATGAAGCAGCAGGCCAATTCCGGCCTCATGGGCGGCCTGTTCTCGCTCGGCTCGGCCGCGATGATGGCCTCCGACCGCCGGCTGAAGACCGATGTTCACCTGATCCGCCGCCGCAAGGATGGCGTGGGCGTCTACCGCTTCCGGTACATCGGCAGCGACGTTCCGCACATCGGCGTCATGGCCCAGGAGCTGAAGAAGGTCCGGCCGGACCTCGTGGTCAAGCGCGCCGATGGGTTCCTGGCGGTCGATTACAGCGCCCTTGATCTGGAGGCTGCGTGATGGCTACGGCATCCAAGCCCGCTGGGGTGGCGGCCCCCCTTGCCGCGGCCGTCAGCGCTGGCGTCAACCCCAAAGTCGCGCAACAGGCCTATGGCCGCAGTCAGTACCTCGCCCAGGTGCTGGCGGCGCTACAGCAGAACGGCGGCCAGAACATCCGGTCTCCCGCCCAGCTCGGCCTCAACCTGCTGGCCATGGCTGTTGCGTCCCACGGAAAGCGGAGCGCCGACCAGGGCGTGGCTGAAATCCAGCGCCAGATCGCCGCGCAGCTCTATCCAAACGATCAGCGGGCCCAACTCCTTTATCTCACTTCGCCCGAGGATATGGCGAAGGCGGCGGCGCAGGCTTACGCGCCGATGGCCGTCCGGGCGGGTGAGACCGTCACCTACGGCCAGGGCGGCCCGACTTACACGGCTCCGATCCTACGCGATGATGGTGGAGTGTTTGGGAACCAGACGCTTGAGGGCTTCACCCCGACCGGCACGCGGCAGATGAACTATGGCGAGCAGACGAGCGCTGCCCAGCAGCAAGAGGCGGCGCGCCACAATCTCGCGACGGAGAAGATCGACAGCGCGGATGCGGCGATCCGTCAGGGGATGCTTGAGGTCGCGCTGAAGAACGCCGGCACCCAAGCCGGGCAACTCAACCTGGCGCAGACGAACTCGCCGCAGTTCGCTCCGCCGCCGCGCTTTACGGAGCGCGTGCGATGAGCGGTTATCCGATTGGATCGGTCCTCCGCGACCCGCGGACCGGAGAGCAAATCGAGCTCACCGAAAAGGGTTGGGTCACGCACGGCCAGCAGATGCCGCTTCCCGAGGCGGATCAGGACGCCATGAAGCGCCTCCATCAGGATGCGCTCGATACGCAGTATCTGGACCAGAAGGCGCAGCAGTTCATCCAAGGAATGGATCCGCAGAAGCCAGGGCAGGGCAGCTTCGCTACCGGCCCCATCTACAAGCCGGGCCCTCACATTCCACTCGTTGACATTCAACTGCCCAATCCGGTGCATGGTATCGTGGGCGCTCAAGACCCGCGTCTCGGCAATCTGGAATCGATCACCAACCAGACGTGGGTGCATATGCGCCCGGAGGGCTCTGGCGCGATTCGCGGCTACGAGGCCGGCGACTTCAAGCGGGCCTTCCCGAATGTGGAACAGTGGGGACCGGCAAACCAGGAAATCGCCGCACGCCTGCATCAAGACGCGCTGATCGCCTCGCAGAAGCTTCAGTTCATCGACAGCTTCATCCGTTCGGGTCACGGCGACTACGCGGCGGCCAACGCCGCGTGGCAGGCGAACTTCGGCAACCCGCAAGCCGCCGCTGCTGCGGGTCCACAAGCCGCCCAGGCTGGCCCGCCTCCGATCCAGCCGCCACAGCCCGATCCCATCGGCAACGTCTACACGGGCGGCGATCCGCGCAACCCCGGCAGCTACGCCGCGCCGCAGCCGCCACCGCCCCAGCAGGCCCAGCCCGCACCCCCGGCTGTGCTCAACTGGACGCCTGACAAGGGGCTTCACCCGTGACCGTGCAAGTCCGCGCGCCGGACGGCACGATCATCCGGTTTCCGGACGGCACCCCGCCCGCGACCATCAATCAGGTGATGGGCCAATATCACGCCCAAGCCCTCGCTCTTGCTGATGCTCGAGCGAAGATGGCTGGCTCGGGCCCGCTGGTGGCCTTCGCCAATGGACGCGCCTTCAACTTCGCCCCGGAAATCAGCGGCGCTGTGGCGGCCTTCGACACGGCCGGCAACAACCTCGTCCATACCCTGAAGGGCGAGCCGAAGCCCTACGGGGCGGCGGATATGTACCATGCCACCGCCCAGGCCACCCGCGAGGAAGGGGCCAAATACGCGGCCCAGCATCCTGGGGTGAACCTTGCGCTGAATGTCACGGGGGCTGCTGGAAATCCCGCCAATGTCGCGGCGGGGAAGTATGTCGCGGCGGCGGGCAAAGTGCTTCCGGCGATCGGACGCAGCGCGGCGACCGGCGCGGCTCTAGGCGCGGGCTATGGCGCGGGATCTGGTGGGCCTGGGGGGCGCGCCCAAGGGGCCACGCAAGGCGCGGCGACGGGGGCTGCGGTGGGCGTCGCGCTGCCCGTGGCGGGGGCGGCGGCCGAGCGCGTCGCTGGTGGCGTGGCGGGCGCGGGGCGGAATATCGCCCGCGCCGCAGGAGTGGCGAAGCCTGCCGACGTCGCGCGTCAGCGTTTGGCCGCTGCCGTGGCGAAAGACATCAAGGCCGGTGTCGATCCGCAAGCGGCTCTCGCGAACTGGCCTGGGGAGTCCCGGCCGACGCTCGCCGACGTGGGTGGCGAGAACGTCCGAGCCACAGTCCGAGACGCGGGCTCGCAAGGTCCCGCTCGGCAAACCCTGACCCAATACCGAGACAGGGTGGCCGCCGACCTTCAAGACAACGCCATTGCGCTCACGAACCGCCTGACGCCGAACGACGCGCGCCCCGGATCGGCTGTCGCCTCCGATATTGAGCGGCGGATTGCAGACGCCTCCACGCCGCCCGTCACCGCGACGCCGGGGCAGGGCGGAGCGTTGCTATCCCAGGCGCTGAACGAGCGAGCTGCACAAGCGCGGCAGGCGGTGGACGATGCCTACGCCGCCGCTCGAGCGGCCAACCCCGAACAGGCGCAACTTCCCAAGAGCGCCATTGGCCATCTGACCGCGTCGGTGCGTGAGGCGGTGGCCGACTACGCGCCCAGTTCGACGCCGAACGTCCGCAGCGTGCTTTCGCGACTGGACGCGCTCAACGCCCCCACGGCGCGCGACCTGTTTGAGATCCGATCGCAGCTCAGCAATCTCCGCGTCGGCGCTCCATCGCCCGAGACAGCCGCGGCGAGCCGCGCTGTGGGGGCTCTGGACGCCCAGATCAACAGCGCCCTGGATGGCGGTCTGTTCACCGGCGACCCCAGCGTGGTTCGGCTCTGGCAGAACGCCAACGCACTGCGCCGGAGCTACGGCCAGCAGTTCGAAGGCGGCGACCTCATCCACGATCTGACGGCGCAGGATTATCGCGGCGGTGGCCGCAACCTCGTGATCGCCCCGGAGGATGCGAGCAACGCCATCCTCGGCCGCAACGGGGTGAATCCCCGCGCCAACCTGACCCGCGATTTCGGGCGCGTCGTGGATCTGCTGGGCGACAATCACCCAGCAGTTCAGGCGGTGCGCAACGAGGCGGCCTCGCGCCTCCTGTCCGCTGATGCGGGCTCTCCGGACTACGGGACGGCCTTCCAGACCTTCCAGCAGAACAACCCAGCCGTGGCCGGCGCATTGCTGCCCGATCTGACGGACCCGATCACCTCGAGCCGGGCGGCCATTGCTCGGGCGCTCACCGATCAGCGCGCTCTAGACGCCTCCGGCCGCGTGCTGAATGCCGCCCCGGATGCCTACGTCACCGCATTCGGCGACGCGAACCCCGCGGGAAATGTTTCGCAAGTCGGCGCGCGCCAGGCGCTCATCGACGCGATCGGTCGCCCGACCGAAGGTGCGGTGGGCGCGCTCAATCGGATTTCCACCGCGACCAACCCAGGCCAGAACCTCAGCGCCACCTTCGGGGCCGACACGGCAGACAATTATCGCCAAGCCCTGGCGGCGGAAATCTCGCGCATGAGCAACGCGAACTACATGGCCCCGAACACCGGAAGCCAGACCGCCAGCAAGAGCCAAGACCTGATCGCCGCGTTGCTGCATGGCGGTCACGCCGTTGCCGGCTTCGCCAAAAACCTCATCGGGGGCGGCCCCCTCACGGACGCCGAGCGCTCGGCCATCGTCTCTCCGGCGATTGACGATCTGCACGATGAAGTGCTGCAAGCGCTTCTGAGGGCCAAGGCCGCGCCGGTCCTTCTCCCCGCCGCCTCCTATGCAGCGCCCACGCTTTCGGCCGTCAGTGCCGGAGCGGGAAGATAGCTTGGCCGAGCCAGTGCGCCCCGATCCACGCCCCAGTCATGATCGAGAGCCAGACCACGACGTACACCACGCGGGGGATGAAGCCCCATGTGTGCCAGCTTGGCGGCAGCCCCAGGCCGTTCCAGCTTTGCGGGGCAGGCTCTCCGACGACGGTGAATTCCGCGTCGATGATCTCGGGGTTTCTCACGTTCACCATTCTGCGCCCACCTACGGCGCAGTTCAAGTTCTGCTGCGCCCTGCTCTCCGGCGGCAGTGGAAAGGCGCGCGCTGCGGCCTCCCCAAGCGCTACGCGGCGCGCGCCACCCCAATCCAAGCGGAGGCTCAGCCATGAGCGACAGACAGACCGTGGCCGGAGCCTACGCCAAGATCGAGGCCCACGAAGATCTCTGCGCCGAGCGCTACTCCAACATCCACGACAAGCTCGGCGAGCTTCGCGACGACGCGAAGAACACGGGCCGGCTGGTGGTAGGCGTGCTTCTGGCGCTCCTGGGCTGGATGGCCGTGCAGCTCTGGAACGGGCAGGCGGTCAATCCGCCGAGCAAAGCGCAGGCGCTCGCGACGGTCGTTGCGGCGGTTCCGAAGTGACCCCAGAAGCCGTCTCCCGCTGGGTCGCCGAACAGATGGCTGACCACTGGCGACAGCTCAACAAGGAATATGCGCAGGCCCGCCGGAAGGACATCCGGAAAAGGGGTTTGAAGGTCAGGGCGCCCGATCCTGGCGAGCATGACGAGGCCGATCCGGAGAACGGATGAACAAGCCGCTGAAGATCGACCCGCGCCTCAAGGAGTGGGCGACGGATCGCCAACTCGAACTCATTGATGCGCTGGAGAAGCACGGCAGCGCCAGCAAGGCCGGGGCAGCGCTCGGGGTTCATAAGTCCTATGTCGCGAGAACCCTGAAGGCCTTGGAGCGGAGAGCGGCCCGCGAGGGCTATGCGCCAGGTCACTGGGAGAGCGGCGTCGCCCCGGGTTATCGGATGGGCATGGTGACGATTGAGCGTCGCCAGGAAGACGGCACCCGTACCTGGGAGCGGCAGCACCCCGAGGCGGCGACACTCGAGGCCATGATCGAGCGGTGTGAGGAGCGCCTTCAGGATTTTCCGCGCTTCGAGGCTACTCCGGTTCCAGAGCCGTGCCCCGCGCCGCTGACCAACTTCCTCGGCCTGTTTGATCTCCACATCGGCGAGAAGATCAGCTCGGACGATCCAGCCGGGCGCTGGGACATCGCAACGGCCAAGCAGACCATCATGGCCAGCGCGAGCCATGCGGTCCTGAACGCGCCCAAGGCCAAGCGACTAGTCCTGTGCTTCGGTGGCGATGCGGCACACTACGACGGGCTCGAGCCGGTCACGCCGCGCTCAAAGCACGTCCTGCACTCGGACGGCGACTTTGACGACATGGTGGATGCCGTGCTGGACGTGGCCGTGGGTGTCATCGACCTGGGACTTAGGACCCATCAAGAGGTTCACCTCATCTGGGCTGAGGGGAATCACGACCAGGCCTCCACGGTGTGGATGCGTAAGATGCTGGCCCGCATTTACGCGGACGAGCCGCGCCTGTCGGTCGTTCAGTCCAAGGTTCCCTATTACGCCCTGCTCTTCGGCAAGGTGATGATCTGCGTTCACCACGGCCACGGGGCAAAGCTGACCGATTACGCCGGCATCTTCGCATCCCTGTTCCGCCAGATGTGGGGCCAGGCCGAGTACGCCTACTCGCACCGCGGTCACGAGCACCACATCCATGAGAAGGAGAAGGGCGGGATGCTATCGACCCAACACCCGTCGCTCGCTCCCTCCGACGACTTCGCGCTCGGCAAGGGCCTGATCAGCCGGCGCGGCTGCATGATGATCACCTACCATGACGAGTACGGGGAGGTGGAGCGAAAGACCACCCGTCCAGAAATGCTCGGTGTTTTCCCGGCGCTCTCAGAAGCCGCCTGACCGCTCCCGGCTGAGAAGGGCTGGGCAAGCTGCACAATCCGGGTTGGAGGGTCGAATGACCGAATCCTTCATCCTCGCGGCCGGCCTTCTGGCGCTCGCCCTCTGGCTCATCGCCACTGAGGGGAAACGCCCGTGAGCTGGTGGGACCATGCCAAGGCGTGGCTGTTTCCTGCTTGGCTGAAGCACCTGATCACCGAGCGGGACAACTCCACGCCGGATGCCAAGCGCATCATCGCGCTCGCCGGGACCGTCGAATACCTCTGGCTCCCGATCCATAGCGTGGTGATCAACCACTCACCGATGGACTTCCAGAGCTATGCGCTGGGCCTTGCGGCGATCCTGACGAGCGTCGGGGCGATGCTGGGGTTGGCGGCGAGTTCGGAGCGTCCGCCCAATGGCTAGCCGGGCTCAGAAGTCGGCTGCGGTCATCGGCGCGTCGCTCCTGGCGGCCTCGGCGGCTAGCAGCCTGGTTGTCGAGTGGGAAGGCTGGGTCACGAAGGTTGGCCCCGATCCGATCGGCATTCCCACAGGCTGCGCAGGCGTCACCAAAGGTGTGAGGCCGGGACAGGTTCTCACCGATGCCCAATGCCAGCAGATGACCGCGCAGGCCTTGACTGAGCACGCGGTCGGCATCGCGCAATGCCTGCCGGACAAGCTGCCCAACGACACCCGGGCGGCGTTCGTGAGCCTTTCGTACAACCTGGGCGTGGCGGGGTTCTGCTCGTCCAAGGTGGCGAAGCTGGCGCGTGAGGGGCGGCTAGGCGAGGCGTGCGGGGCACTGAACCTGTATGTCTACGCCGGCAAGCAAAAGCTGCCGGGCCTTGTCACTAGGCGGGCTGCTGAAGCGGCCCTGTGCTGGAAGGGGCTGCGCTCGTGAGGTGGTCGCCCCCGTTCGTGGTCGGCTCCGTCCTGCTGCTGATCGTGGCCGGCGCTGCGGTGGCGTGGCTTCCGCGAGCTGAGGCCTGGGCTGCGCTGGGTCAGATCGCTGTCGCTGCGGCGAAGATGGTGGGGGCGGGATGAGCCACGTCATCGACTTCCTGGCCGGCTACGCCTGTGGAGTGCTCTGTGTCTTTGGAGTGCTGGGGTTTGCTGTGGTTTGGGCGAGGTGGGTCGCTGGGCGATGGCTGAACGGGGTGGGTTGATGTCAGGCTTCGCCGAGCAGCTTGGAGAGCCGCGGGAACCGCGGGCCTCCCCAGCTCTGGGGCAGCTTCACCGCGAAGTCCCGACAGCTCTGCACCATTGCCGCGGCGATGTCCCTGTGGCGGTCAAGCTCGCCCTTGGGGAAGCGCTTCCGTTCGCAGAGGTCTTCCACCGTCGCCAACTGGCATTCGGTGAAGTAGGCGAGCCGCGAAGCGAGGTCCATGTGGGACAGGTCTCTCACAGAGAGAATATCCCACGAACATCGTTGAATCTCAAGCGGATTTTGCTATGCTCAAGGCTCTGATCGCGCCCTATCTGCCTTGGGTTTATGGCGGCCTCGCGGCGCTGTTCCTGGCGGGCCAGCTCGCCTTCGGAGCCTGGCAGTTCCACCGGGGAGCAGAGAGCGTGAGGGCGAAGGATCGGGAAGCCCTTGAAGCCGCATCATCCCGCCAAGCCAAAGCTGTCTCAGAAGCCGATCAACAGCGCCCGAAAGATCAGGCCACGACCGCCAAGCTAAAGGACCAGCTCACCCATGCAGCCGACGCTCTCCCGGATAGCAACCCTTCTGCTGTGCGCGTCGCTCCTTATTGTCAGCGGCTGTGCAACCAGGGCAGTTCCATCGCAGCAGTTCCCGCCTGCGCAGGATTTAGCTGTTCAGCCGCGACCCGTCCTCGATCCTGACGCCCTGAACTCCGACAAGGCGCTGAACGCCTATGACGCCGAGATTGAGGCGTGGGGCTCGGCCGGCTGGCTTCAGGTGGCGCGGGTGTGTCGGTGGGCTCAGGCGAACGGTGCGAAGGGGCTTAGTTGTCCGAGGGAGTAGGGGGCTCGGGAAGCGGCATCCAGTGGGTGGGGCAACTCACCTGACCGTCGAAGTAGTCGGTCGGGTCGGTGTTCATTTCCCACCAGCCGCGGTTTTCCTCGAAATAGCGCGCCTCGCCCACCCAGCGGCCTTCGGCGACGGCCAGAAGCACCGGGGTCCCGTCTAGCGGCGCGCTCTCAATCGGTCTCCACTCTGACGGCTTAGCCAGTGCTTCGCTCATTGGTCGGGTCCGCCCAGGTGATCATCGCCGTCATAGGCCAGCGCTGCCGCTCTTTGCTCAGGGGTGAGTGTGGCGAGAAAGCCGGTCATCAAGGATTGTTGGTAGGGCGTAACCCAGCCCAGCGACAGGGTATTGTCCCGCAGGTATTGCCCGAACTCCGGTAGCAGCATGCTCATGGGTGTTTGTCCTGGTGGGGAGGGGGTTACTTCAGTGCCAAGATCGCCGCTTCGGCGGCGGCGTCCTTGGAGCCGTACTCGATGCGTTTCTCGTCCAGCTTCACACGCGCAGCCTCGGACAGCCAGAGCGTGACCTTCTTCAGGCCCTCAGCCTCTCGCTTGGCGTGATAGGCGGCCGAAGCCCGGCGGCGAGACTCGGTGTTCATGTGTGCTGGCATATCACGCTTAAGCGCGTCGTAATCCAACTCGTGGGGCGCATCGTGAAGCCGGGTCACTGGTCGCCCTCCCACAGGGTCCGTCGGTCAGTGATGACTTGTTTCGGAATGCAGAGAACGCCATCAACCTTCCGGCTTCCAGCCTCGTCCGCCACCGTTACGTGCGGCGCCAGGATGATGTGGCTTTCACACTCGCGGATCAGCCACCCGACCGAAATGCAGCGGCTTGGCTGCCAATTGTCAAAGACGGACGGCTCATGCCAGCCGTGAGCACCACAGCTATCCCGCCACTCGACGCGGACTAGGGGTTCAGTCGGGTTCTCGTTGCTCATCAGGCGGCTTCCTTGCAGCGGACTAGCTCCGCGAGCTCGGTGAGTGTGTTGCGGTACTGGTTTTCGGGGGCAGACCAGTCGCCTCCCGCGCGGCGCCGGACAATGACCGCGCAGTTATGGGCGATGATCTCCTCGGCCAACGCACGGTGATCCCAAACGAGTTCGGGGAGGGTCAACGGACCCTCGCCTCGCGATAGGCGCCCACGGAGCAGTGATGTGTGACCGAGGCGGAGATCGAACCGGCCCAGTAGGCGGCGAAGCTGTCGGTGGCTTTCGCCATATTGGCCACTTGGTTGTCGACGGCGACGAGGGCGAGAACGTCCAGGTCGATCAGCTCGGCAGCGTCCGCGGCGGGTTGGGCGAAGGCGTTCATCTCTGTTCGTCCTCTTCAGGAGGGGCGCTGCCGCCCTGTTGATTTATATATGCCAGCATATTTTCGGATGTGCAAGCACATATTTTCGAACACCGTTCCCGGCAAGCAAAAAGCCCTTGAGATTCAGCGTGATTCTGCTAATGTTCTCGGGCATTTCGGAGGCGCACATGCGCGAAGGCTGGAACGATCTGGAACAAGAGTTCGGCGGCATCACCCGCGAGGGTTGGGGCGGCGTCGATCTGACCCGCGCCGAGCAACAGCCCGGCGGCTGCGGAGACGGCGGCAGCGAGTTCTAGGCGCGCCTCGCCACGCCTAGCTATTCGGCGACAACCGCCGCCGCTTGGCTTCAAACGCCCGCCGCTCCTTCTCGAGCTGCGCCAGGTGCTTCTTCACGATCTGCCGAAGCACGACCTCTGCTCTCTTCTCCGGCCGCTCGTTCGGCTTGAGAGACACATGCTCGACATGCTCTCCCCAAGAGACGCAGAGACGTGAGCCCTGTTTGAGCTTCCAGACGCCATTAACTCGCCTGCCTTCAACGTCGATCTGGAACGGATGGAAGTCGGCCATCCCCTGAGAGATGGGGAGCGGGACCGCAGGACAAGCGCGGCTGTCAGGGCCGGATCGGGCCGACCGTATCGTGCTGGGCTCCGAAGACGTGGCGCCGGCCGGTCAGCTGCTCGGCGGTCTCGTCCAGGCTCTGCAAGGCGACCATGACTGCCAGGTAGTCGCGGCCGAAGGGACGTAGCTGGGTCTGCATCCGCCTGAGCGCCTTAGCCATGGGCTTCAGGGCGTCCATTTCGGCGTTCCAGTCGGGCTTGAGCTTCATGGGAACATGAAGGGAACATCGGGGCGGGAGAGTCAACGGGAAAAGGCGCGAAGTCCCTTTACACAGACCCCGCTAAGTCATTGATTTTTCGTGGGCGTCCTGGCCGTCGCTTTACATCCAGGTCGTTGATTTTGCATCAGAACTACCCGTTTACAAAACCGCTGCTCTACCAGCTGAGCTAATCCGGCGCGTTGATTTTACTAGCGTTTTCACACACCGCCGTTAGGCGCTTTACACTTTGATGAGGCCCTTTACAAAACGGCCCCTGATTTGTTCTTCCCTAGCCGCTTCAGCATCCCCGCCGCAACCGCTTCTGCGGTGACGTAGCGGGCGGCGATGGCGTCGACGCGCTGCGGCGTCCAGCCCATGATCCGGGCGACGTCCGCCAAGGGAAGATGCCGCGCGAAATGGGTCGCGGCGGTGCCTCTGAGGTCATGGAACCGGAGGCCCTTAATCCCGCGATCGACCTTTGCCCGCTGCATGGCGGTCTGAAGCCCCCAGCCTGTCCACGGCTTGCCGCCGGAGTGGGTCAGGACCGCGCCCACGTCCTTGCGACCAATCTGCTTCAGGATGGCGCGGGTCTTTGGCGTGATCGGGATGACCACCACGCGCTTACCCTTGCTCTTCGCCGTGGCGAGCGTGATGGCGTCCTGGCCCACGTCGGCCCAGCTCAGGCGCACAAGATCCCCCAGGCGCAGGCCGGTGAAGGCGGCTAGCAGCACGGCCCGGCGGAACTCCGGCTTGACCCCCTTGAGCAGCTTGATCAGATCCGGCTTCGTCCAGATGGCCTCTGCGCGATTGACGCTGTAGAGGCGCGGCCACTTCTCCAGAGGATTGGTGGCCAGGTCGCCGCGCTTCTTCGCCCAGCTCAGCACCAAGGCGAGGGCGCCCAAGTAGGCGTCGGCGGTCTTCGGGGTGCTCTTGTAGCGGTCGCGCCAGTCCAGCAGGGCTTTCCGGGCGCCATCCGATTTCAATGCCTCGAGGGCCATCACGCCGATGTCGTTGCGCACGACGGATAGGTGTCGCTTCAGGTCGGCGCGTGTGCGGGGCGCCAGCTTCTTGAACTCGGCGCTCTCCTCGTATTTGACGCATAAGCCCGAAAGGAACTCGTCGGCTCGCTGCGGAGCAACCGCCTTCCGGTAAGCCGCTGCGGCCTCGCTGAAGCGCTCCTGAGCCAGCCGTTCAAGATCGGCGTCGGAGCGGCCCCTCAGCGTCAGGATGCGGGGACCGCCGCGCCAGGCGTACCAGTACTCCGCCGGGCCGCCGGCGAGCTTCACGCGGACCTTATGGACGCCGGGCAGCATCTTGCGTGTCGGCAAGGAATTGGGCGAGCGCGGCATCAGGCCCCGAGAGGTTGGAGTTCGCCACTGTAAGCTTTGCGCCGCGCAAACCGTCAAGGTAGTCGTCCAGGGCCTTGCGGTCCCACCTGACCCGCCCATCGAGCACGACGCGGCCAGCCTGGACCCGCTTCATCGCCGCGAGCGGCAATGACAGGTAGGCGGCGGCGGCGCGCTCGGTGAGCAGGCGGGGCGTCATCTCACCACCCGCTCCTGCGCCTCTTCCAGGGGAGCGTTTTGTTGTTCAGCCGGTGGAAGAGTCCTGCACTCGGCCTTGCCTCGGACTGCGGACGCCGAGCTTCACTGGACAAGCAGCCGCCCGGCCAGTGGCAAGCATCCAGAGAGCCCGACAATCTGTAGGGGCAGTTGGCGAACCTGTCGTTAGGTGTGCAGAACATGGCCGGTGGAAGAGACGAGTGGTTGCCTGACATTTCAGTACCCCTTGCGAGCCCTCAGGTGGACCGGATGGGATCGGCGGTAGGCGGCTGAGTAGCCGGGGTGGCAGACGGTTTGGCTGAGCGTGGCCTGGGTGACGTCGGTGTTCAGCATTAGGGCTGCGGCGAGGGTTAGGGCGATCATGCGGGCTCAGCCTCGGTTTGAGCGATTAGGGCTCGGAGGAGAGCGGCGAGGAGAGCTAGGGCGGGGGTCTTCGCCGACGCGACGCGCCAATGCCCCCGTTCCGGCATGTACCAGCGGACCTCGAAGTGACCGAGCTGCCGGAAGCAGATGTCGAAATCGGGCTCCGGCATCGCGAGCCGCTCCACAAGCGCCAGGGCGGCGTCGAGGGAGGCGGTGACGTCCGCCTTCACCCACCCGCTGAACCATGGTTGAAGTGGGTCGGCGGTGCGCCACCACGCGCCGCGATGCCAATCGAGACCAAGGACGTTGATGAGGTCTCGGTCGATCGCACGATCCGGCCCCTCTGCCTTCTCTACCCGAGCAAGCAGTTCCTGAAGCTCAGCGGTCATGCCTCGTGCTCCGGCAAGCGGCAGCCCTCGGCGCAGTCCTTGCAGAGGTCGATGCCGTTCACGTCGGTGACGACGGCTTGCTCGCCGCATCCCTCGCACTCGACGCCGTCGTAGAGCTCAAGCTCTTGCAGGCTCGGAAGGTCAGCGGTCATCGCCCAGAGGGCGGCGTAAGCTTCGGCGGCGCGGCGGAAGTCGCTGTCGAGCGGGTACATGCCCGCCGGGAGAGCTGATCCCATGCGCTGCGATCTTGCCCATGCGTGAGCGAACGGCTTCACCGCCTCCACCAGCGCCTTACGCTGTTCCTCGGCTGCTTGTAGAGATAGCAATCGCTCGGCGGCTGTCTTGCCTTGGGCGTTGGCGATCTCCCACGCCTCCTTCAGCTGTTCCTCGGAGGCACGGAGTTCGGCGGCTTGGGCGCGGGCGAGAACCTCGGCGCCTACCTCGTCGGTGTTGGCGAGCGCGATTTTCAGGTCATCCCGCTCCTTCTCGGCCTTGAGGCGGGCTGCTTCGGAGGCTTGGAGGGCGCTCTGCGCTCGATCATCCCGCAGGAGCGGCGCGTACAGCCAGGGTGACAGGCTGTAGATGCTGACGCCGCAAGCATCGGCGATTTCGCCTAGGTCTTTGCCGTCCCGGTAGAACATGAGCCAGGGCCGCGCTTGGCGGAGCTGTTGGAGGAGGGAGAGGACGACGGCTGGCGTGAAGGTGTCCAGAAAGCGCGACCGGGCGGCGGATGTAGAGAAGGCGCTGAATGGCTTCGCCGCCTCCGCCACGCGCTCCAGCTCGTCTAGTTCTGCGATCTCTGTCATAGGGTCCCTCCGCGGCGAGCCTCAAATCGACGCGCCTCGGCCACCATGCCGTTGACGATGCGCTCTGCGATCTGTCGCGCCTCTTTCGGGGCGCGAGGGAAGCTAGCTATGCGGGCGTAGTCCGCCACCGAGCGGACGCGCGGATGAGCGATGATCCAGTAGCCGGCTCTGTTGAGGCGGTTCGTGACGCGACATTCGCGACGACTGCTCATCTGCCGCAGCAGTCGTTTGGTGCGCGGCTTGAGTTCCCGCGCCACGCGCTCCAGAGCTTCCACGTCTACCTCTATGGTCTCACTCATGCCGGCTTCCTTGCAGGGAACGGCCGACCTTGAAGCCTTTGAGAGCCACGAGGCGGCCAGGTTGGTTTCGGGCGCTTGGACTTCATTCCGCGGCCTCGTATCGCCGCTCGAGCTCGGCGCAGGCGTCCGGCGGAAAGATCCCGTGGGCGGCCCACCAGGACCGTTCGCGGGCGTTGTGCTGCGCCTTCGGGCCTTCGCGGTGATGCTCGCGGCACAGCGGCAGGGTCCGCCGGTCGTTCGGCTTCTCCTGCATCCCCGTGGGCCGCCATCCCGCTTCGGGGTAGCCGGCGCGGACGTGGGCCGCTTCAACCGCTCGGGTGGTGCTGCAGATCATGCAGGGCTGTCGGCGGATGAAGGCGAGATAGGGCTTGTCGTGCTCGCGCGGCTGGCGCTTGTTGGTGGCGGTGGAGAGCTTCAGCGCCTCGCGCTTGGCCTTCTGCTCCGCGCGGCGCTTCTTGCGCTGCTCGGGCGTCTCAGCCGCGATCGCGGCGATCTCACGCCGCAGCTCGGCCAGCCGGTCGCGGTCTGTGCGGCTGCGGGTCAAGGTCACGCGGCCTCTCCCAGCATGGCGCGCGCCTCGCGCTCCAGGGCCTCCGAGTTGAGGCCGGGGATCAGGTGCTCAGTGATGAGCCGCTTCACCCGGTCGAAGTAGGCGGTGAACTCGGCGTGCTCCATCTTGTCGAAGGCGACTGACTTGGCGACGAAGGTCACTTCACCGTTGCGCTGGCGAACCGGCGTCACGAGGCCGAGCTTGACTTTCATCCACTCGTGCAAGTCGTCGGGCGAGATGTCCTGATCCAGGTTCTCGCAAACGATCTGCAGAAGGCCCCGATAAAGCCGGTTCTGTCGGCTGGAGCGGCGCGGCCGACGCACCGTGATCGCCAGCGCCTTTCCCGCCGGCAGTTCACGGATTGCTTCGCCGTCGAGCGGGGCTTCCGGGATGAGGAAGTCGCCGCGCCGCTGAACCATGATCGGGGGGCGCTCGTCGGTCATTTGCGGATCTGCAGAACCGGCGTGGCGTTGGACAGCTCGCAGCCCGGCACGGTCTCGCCGTGCTCGAGCGCGCTCTTGATCGCCGCGCGGTCGGGCTCGCGCTTGATGCGGACGAACCGATCCGGAAGCGACGCCACGTCCGGCTCGCCGACCAGCTTGCGAGAGCCGGCCTTCACCGAAACCGTGCCTTCGGTGAGCACGAGGGACTTCTCGCCGATGTCGCCCATGAACTGCATCAGGGCGGAGCGGGCGCGAGCCGCGCGATCGGAGAAGTCCTTGGCGCGGGCGGCGTAGCGGTTGGCGAGCCCCTTGGCGGCTTCCTCCATGGCCTCCATCGCGGCGACCAGCCGGACCACGGACGAGGCGGCACGGATGGCGTCGGTCTCCCCGTCCAGGGTGTCGGCGAAGGCGATGTCGTCATCCCCGCACAGTTCGCGGATTTGGGCGGCGAGGGACGCGATCTCACGCCCCTGCTGGCGGAGTTGGGCGACGGCGCTCAATGCACGCCCTCCGGCTGCGGCGCCCAGCGCTTGGCCTCGGACTGCATCACGCCCACCACCCGGCGGTACTCGTCCTCGTGCATGACGGCCTTCCAGCCGTCCTTGTTCTTCTCCCAGGTCTCCTTGAAGGCCTCGGCGCTCGTGGCGTCGCGTAGGGTGGTGGCGGCGAGGTCCACGGCCGACATGACCGGTTCCGCGCCGTTCTCCAGCCAAGCCATCACCCGCCGGCCGGTGTCCTCGCTGATCCGCTCCGGATCGCCCGCGAAAAGCCCGGTGCGGTCCTTAGAGGCCACAGCGAAATGGCCGTCGTGGATCAGGTCCAGAACCGTGGTGAACTCATACTCGATGCCGTCGCGCTGCTCGGCCTTCATGCCGAGCTTGACGACCTTCTTCTTGCGGCCGTCATCCACCTGCGCCGTCTCGGTTTTGGACCGCATGGTGGCGATGATGTGCATGGAGGATCGCAGCATCGCGTCGAGGAAGGCGCGGTGGCGCGGCGTGATCGCCGACCAGGCCATGTAGCTGTTGCCGCCGAAGCTGGCCTTGGCGACGTGATCCACCAGCTCCAGACAGCCGCCGAGGCCGGACCATTCCGCCGTCGTGCTGTCGATGACGCAGATGTCGTAGCCGGCGTTCTCAGCGGCGCGGATCGCCTCGATGAAGCGCTCCGGCGTATAGGGCGGATCGAGGCTGAGCGCGTCGAACTCCGGCGGCTCGAACAGTGAGCCATCCGGCAGCTTCAGCGGCTCGGCGTAGAGCGAGGCGCTGTCCCGCTCGGTGTCGATGACCGCGATGCGACCGCCCATGCCCTTGGCGATGAGCAGCGCGCCCATGGTCTTGCCGGAGCCCGATGGGCCACCGATGCCGAGGCGCAGCTTGGCCTTGCGGCGTTGGGCTTTCTGGAATTGCATCAGGCGGCATCCCTCTGGTTGAGCCGCGCAAGCGCGTCCTCGCGCGTCTCGCGTTCGGCTTGGTTGATGGTTTCGCGGGCGTCGTGGACGGCGTGCCAGACCTCGTTCAGGGCGCGCTTCATCGCGTCCAGGTCGGGGGCCATCTCGGCCTCATGGGCGCGGGTCGCGACGGCATGGACCGCGGCGCGGATGCGCGTGTTGGCGGCGCGGGAGAGGTTCATTGATGCACCTGGGATTGCAGGGTGTGCTCGACGCACTCGACGCAAACCGGGGCGTCAGACGGCCCCCCGCACAGATTACAGGTCAGTGCGGGGACGGGGGGCAGCGCTCTTGGGCGCGCCGCACAGGTCGAACGGGCGTGGTCCCGGGCGGACCCCTCAAACGACCTCTGTTCATCCCCTGTGCTAAGGGAGGTGGAGCTAGTCATTGACGCGCTCCAGACGCTCCGGGTCGATGGTCAGGTGATCGCCTTCATCGCTGGCCAGCCACGCGTGCTTGCCGTCAATGGCGGCGAGCCGCACTACCCGGCCGGTCCATAGGAAGTCGTCAGGCATTTCCGCGCCGACCTTCACCCGATCCCCGACAGCCAGGGCCTTGGGGGTGACGGCCGCGATCTCGTCGCCAAGCACCATGAAGCTGCTGGACAGCTCTTGGTCGGCGTCGCTCACGGTGAGGCAATGGAAGATGTTCCGAGCTGCCGAACCGCGCTCGCGCACTACGCAGCGAACCAGCACTTCATCGCCCGGCTTGATCTTGCTGAGATCGACGGCCATCACATCGTCCTCGACACGATGGCTTCGAGCGTCTGGACGCGGCTCTCGATGTCCTCGACCAGGCGCGAGGTCAGCTCGCGGATGCCCGGCGGATAGACGTCGCCGCCATCGGCGATCTCGGCCGCGATCTGCTCGATGCGGACCATCTCGGCGGCGAGCGCGCGGACGTGATCCTTGGCGAGCGCCTTGGCTTCGGCCTGCAGCCGGCGCACGCGCTCGGCGACGGTTTCCGGCTTGGGCTCCACGACGTGGAGGTTGGGTTTGGTCACGGTTTCACTCCGAGAACGAGAGCCACATAGGCGGGGCTGAGAAGCGCCAGGATCAGCGCGTCCCAGAGGAGGCGTTGGAAGCGGGTCACGGCTAAGCAGCCTTCGCTTTGCGGAAATGCGAGATGCGCGGGATGAAGAGCGGATGGGCGGAGGCGGCTTCCCAGAGGTCGAGAAATTCGCGCCTCGCTCCAGCCTCCTGGTAGATCCCCAACAGCTGGTCTGCTTGCTCCAGGGTCAGGGAGACCGGACCTCCGTTGGAGATCATGTCCACGCCGGAGGGGGTGGGGAGATAGCGGGCGGTCATCAGGGTTGCCCCCCGGTGGCCTTGGCGATGGCGCGCTCCTGCGTGTCCGCCATGAGGATCAGCAGGCCGGCGTGAAGCCCATGGCCGGCCTCAGCCAGCAGCTTCGCAGCCTCGCGGACGTTCACGGGGTCAAGGCTGTCCAGCAGCTCAGGCGCGGCGGCGATCAGGCGGGCATTGGCCTCCCCCGCCTCTCGCACCGCCTCGACGTCCGTGATGACGGCGGCGACGACCCAATGCCCTTCGTCGGCTCGGGATTCGATTTCCCACGCGCTGCAATCGCCAGCGTAGGAGTCGCCGTTCGTCGCGTTCACGACCCACGGCCCCGGCGTGTGCTTGGCTTCTCTCACGCCGCGCTCCTCTGAACGATGTGCAGCCGGTAGGCCTTGCCGTGGCTCTGGATGGAGACGATGGCGCCCTCTTCCAGATGGCCGGGCTCGTTGGCGATGAAGGACCCGCCGTCCATCCAGGGCTTGCCGAGGGTGATGCGGGTGAAGGGGGCGTCCACGATCCCGCCGCGATGCTCGGCGAAGGCATCGATCACCGGGAGGGTGAGGGCGGCTAGCAGCCCGGCTTGGGTTCCATCGGCGGGCATGTCAGGCCTCCGCCTTGGTGGTCGGAGTGGCGGGGAATCCGATGCCGACGAAAAGCATCTGTCGCTCACGGTCCCCGCTCCAGGTGCAGACCTCGCCAGCCTTCAGGCGATCGCGGGTCAACTGATAGAGCCGCAGGGCTTGCCGGATGACCGCCGTCTTAGAGAGGTCGGTGTCCGCCGCGATCTGCTCCACCACCCGCATTTCCGCGGGGCGCAGGTTGAGCGTCATGGTCTCGCGCTCAGACATGACGTTCCGCCTCATCCTTCGGTAGGGCTTGGGCGGTTTGTTCTGGTTGCGTGCGGCCGTCGTTCTCAGGCGACACCGAAGTTTTCGGTCCGCTTGGGGAAGAAGTTTTCCGTTGCGGCTCCAGGCCCGCGGGCAGTTCCCGGATTGCTTCGGCCGCCGCGCGGACTCCGCCAACCGTCAGGTCGTGCATGACCGTCTGGTGCAGAATGGTGGAGCGGGAGCCCGCGCTATCGGCGGCGTAGGCGAGGAAGGCGTCGAGGTCTCCCATCACGCCGCCTCGCACATGAAAGCGCCGCGGCCGTGGTTCTTGCCGCCGCACGCGCACTCGCACTTCATCGTGCGGCCGGTGGCATACATGCAGCGGTCATCGCACTCGTGGCGGGAAGGATTGGCCTTCAGCTCAACGGTGCGGGTGATGCGGACCTTGTGGCCACCATCCAGAAGACCGAACAGCTCGTTCCCGATGAAGGTCACGCGGGCGGGGACATCGCGGTAACGCGGCGCTCCGTAGCGGTCCTCACCGATACGCTCGCGGCGGTCGGTCCACTCTAGGCTGGAGCCGTTGGGCTGGTCGGCGAAGTAAGAGAAGCGGGCCATCTGCGGCTTCCTCATCAGCGTCGTTCTGATGAAGGAACTATGCGCACACGCACAGTCGGGCGTCAAACACTTTCTATGCGAGCACGCATAGGTGCGACCAAAAAGAAAGCCCCCGAAGGGGCTCTCGCGCGCGCGATCCTTATAGGGCTAGGCGACCTTGGCGAGCATCTGGTCCAGCTCGCGCTTCAGCTCGCTCTTCCTCATCGGGTCGGTGGCCTCGGCGAGCTGGCGTCCCAACTCGAGCATCCGCTGCCACTCCGGAGAAGACTGCAGGAAGGCCTCCACCTCCAATGTCGTGGGGGAGGGGCGGGGCGCGTGGAGGGCGCGCAGCGCGTCCTTGAGCCCCTCATGGATGGGGATGCCCGACTGCTCCTCAAGGATCATGAGCTTGGGATAGCCCAGCGAGTGCTTGAGCTTCAGGGCCTTATTGATGGTCGTTGAGGCCACGCCTGCGCGTCGCCCGATCTCGGACTGTGACCAGCCGCGGGTCAGCTCCAGCGCTTTCAGATAGGCGGCGACCTGGTGGCGATAGTTCTGCTCTCGGTCGGAAGCGGTCTCGGCCATGAGCGCCATTATGCCGCGCGCTGCGTCCTTCGCGCGCTCAGCGGGTACGCACACCGATCTTATGCTTGACTTCTGTGCGTGCGCGCATAGAGTGCCGCTATGCAGATCGCCCCCGAAGTGCGCGAGCTTCAAGAGCTGGCCGCCAACGCCCAGATCCCGATCACGCGCGCTCTCGCCAAAGCCGGCGTCGCGAACAGCACCTACTGGCGCTGGTGTCACGAGGGGAAGGACCCGAAAGCCGGAAGTCTGCGCAAGGTCCGCGCCGCGATACGGGAGTTGGCGGAGGGCTGATGAACCGGGTGGGGGCCTACTCCGGCGGTATCGCGGCGGTGAGCGTGGGCTGCACGCTCTCCAGCCAGAGCAACGCCTGCCGCCGTGCGCGCATCACCGCTGGCCGGTCCCGCGTCGGCCGTATCGGCAGGATCACGCTCATCTTCTCCTCGTCGGAGAGGATGGTCAGCCACTCGCGCAAGAACTTCTCGCCCTTCCGCCGGCCGAACGTGCGGATGATCGCCTCTGCGCCGGTTCGGATCAGCACGAGCGACACGTCCACGTCTGGCAGTCCATCGACGGACCGCGTCTGGAACTCCGGCATTGCAATCAACCCCCACACAACCGGGGGAGTCGGTCACGTTCGACCTGAACGCGAGATAAACGAACTTCGTCTTCATTGCGGCAAGGTTACTCACCATCAGCCTTACCGCCCCGACAACCATCCGTTTCAGCCATACAATTGCAACCGCTCGGTTGAGCGGACGCGAGGCGCTGCCAGCAGAGCGCGATTGAACGAGAACCCAAAATGGGCCCCCTCCCCTCGGCTGACCGGACGGGGAGGGTAGGGGATGACCCGCGACGGCCTTCAACGCGCCTTGCTGGACCTTGGGTGGATTTCGCTGACGCAGCGAGCGCTCGGCATCCGGCCGGCTGAGGCCTACGCGCTTCGGCAGCTTACGCGCCGGCCCGGAACCCCCGTCACGCTTCGCTCGATTGCCGATGAATACGGCGACAAGGGCGGCTTCTGCACCGGCAGCGACGACGCTATCCGGAAGCGTGTCGAGCGCGTCCGAACCGCGCTGAGTGACGTCGGCTGCGAAGGCGCAATCCAGACCATCGTGGGCGCCAAGGCCTATGTCGTGGAGCCGCGAGACGCGCGCCGCATCGAGAATGCGGTGCTGTACGCCTGCGGCATCGAAATCTCGGAGGCCGCATGACCTCCCACCCGATTGCGCTCTCACCCCTGACGAGCCCCCTCCAGCAGAGAGCGCATGAGGCGGACGGCCTGGCTGTCCGCCTCCCCATTCACCCGGCTCTGAGCCGGCAAATCTCGTCATCGACGGCTGGAGCTGGCTGCAACCAGCCCCGCCATGTCGTCAAATCCCGCATCCCGGCGGGCGTACTTCTTCGCGGCGCGCCACAGGCTGACCCGCGTCTCAACATCTGTCGTCCGGCCCATCTCCTCCAAGAGCTGCCGGGCGATGTCCAATCCTTCTCCGCGTCCTCCGTCCACTTCGCGCCCTCCAAGTGCGCTGCCCGTCATGGGGATCACTCATGACGGACTGGACCATGCAAAGCACTGAGCGCGATCTCAGCGAAATGTTGGGCGCCTACCTGCGCCGGCGGACGCCGAGCGCGAAACACCTCGCCCGCCAGATCGGTTGTGACCCGCGGACCGCTGAAGGTTTCCGCGCCGGTCGCCATTGGCCCCAGGCCAAGCACTGGATGGGAATTGTCGCCGCGTTCGGGCGCGATGTCACCGACGCTGTTTTCCACCCCGACGTGGCTGCGGCCCGTCTGCAAGAGGAGATCGCGCAGCTTGAAGCCGAACTCGCCGAAAGGCGCGCCGCCCTCGGGGTGGTGGGGACGGAGGCTCGCAGCTTTACGTCTCGCCATTCGAAGGCTGGCGCTCGCGATGAAGACCGGGCCGCCGCGCTGAGCGCCCAGGAGGCCGGGCGCTAATGGCCTCGCGCATTTCACTCCTTACCGAGACCGTCGCCCGGTGTGTTCCGCGCCAGGACGGCGGCTATCTGATCGTCACCCGCAAGGGCAAATCCGCCGTCGCCACCTCGGAGATACCCGAGGGCGCTCACATCGTCATTCGCGACGGCCTAGCTGTGAGGGCCGCTCGATGAGCGAAGAGACGAAGAAGCACAAACCCCGGAAGGCCAAGCCGACGCTGGTTGAGCAACGGCTGATGGCGGGGGCTGAAATCCTCAAAACCACCACTGCGGACGCAGATCGCGGCGTCTTCTGGACCTTCACCGACACCGGCCGCTCGGCGCGGGGCGACATCGTTGAGCGCCTGATCGCCGCCGGCAAGCTTCTACCCGCTGGCGACGGCCTATTCGCGGGCGAAAGCCAGACCTGGCGTTACGCCGCGACGGCTTGAGCTGACTGAGGGCATCCGCCAGCCCAATTCACGGCGGAGGGGCAAAATCTAGCGAGGGTGGGGGTAGCGCATGAGCGCACCGAAAAGCACATCTGAACAAGCCACGGCGAAGCTTGGCCCGGCCGAGATCGAGGCGTGGATGCTCTCTCGCGAGCCGTTCACCTATGGCGCGCTCTGCGAGAGGCGGGCGGCCATCGAGCAGGGCGCCATTCGAACGCAGCCCTACGACCACGACCGGCTGGTCGATCGCACGATCCAGAAGCTCCGCCGCAAGGGCCTGATCAAGTTCGAGCGCCAAGGCCGGATGACCGTCTGGACGCTCACGGATGAGGCTGTCGAGCTGGGCTACGGCCAATGACCGCCCTCCGCAACATCTTCGCCTGGCTGAAGAACAGCCAAGCCGAACGCCTCAAGCGTGAACACGCAGCCGCCGTCTCCCTCGCCCTAGGTGGTGGAAAGGGAAGTCAGGTCGCAGCTCATCGGGCTCATGCGCTCTGCCATGAACGTCTGCGGCGGGGGGTGTGATGCACGTTCCCGGCTGGAAGCCGACTTGGTGGCGTCGTGCCCAACTCGTGTGGGTCGTGCCGATCTACATCATCCTTTTCCTGCCAGTGGCGTGCTGGATCGGGCTTCGCGAGCTCGGTAATCCGGTCACAGACCTGCCGCAGCTGGTCGCCGACATTTGGCGGGGGGCGTGATGCGCGTCGCCGGAATGTTCGACGGCATCGGCGCTTTCGGCCTCGGCCTAGAGCGCGCCGGCCACACCGTAGTTTCGCACACCGAAAAGGACCCCGACTGCCAGCGGATCCTCCGCAAGCATTGGCCCGACGTGCCGCTGCATGACGACGTGACCACCCGCGAATGGAAGGAAGGCGAGGCTGATGTCATCTGCGCAGGCTTCCCCTGTCAGGACGTTTCCCAGATGGGGCCGCGCACCGGACTGGCCGGGTCGCGTTCTGGACTGTGGCGGGAGGTGGTGCGAGCCCTTCGCGTGGTGGGACCAAAGTACGTCCTGCTGGAGAACGTGGAACGCCTGCGCAAGCGAGGTCTGGGAACGGTTCTCGGAGACCTGGCCGAGAGCGGGTATGACGCGGAGTGGGATTGCATACCGGCGAGCCACGTTGGCGCCCCGCACATACGGGACCGGATTTGGGTCGTCGCCCAGCCACAGCATCCCGACCCCGTGCGCGCAAGACCACATAAAGCGCCGCTGCACCTCGTCGGAAGCGCTGAACTTTTCGACCAACAAGAGCGTGTCTCTGGACCGATGGGCGCGCCGCTGGCCGCTGCCCTGGCTCGGGTGGGATCAGCCTGCGGTCGAGCGTGGGATGCCGAGCCGCAGCTTCCTCGAGTGGCTGATGGATCTCCCGCCGACGTGGCTTGCGTAAAGCAGGCCGGCAATTCGCTCGTGCCGCGGGTCGCCGAGGCCATCGGACTGGCGATCACTGACGGGGTGGCCGCATGACCACCTTCTCTCTCCCCTTTCCGCCCGCCAGCCTGTCCGGTCACGCCGAAGGCCACTGGCGGTCCAAATCTGGACCCACGGCGCAGCATCGCAAATGGGCCAAGCTTGCCACGCTCGCGGCCAAACCCACGGTTCCGGCCATGGGCGACATCCGCATCCACGTCCGCTTCACGCCGCCCGATCGGCGCGGCGACCGCACCAACTTCCCGAACCGGATGAAGCCCTACTTCGACGGGATCGCAGACGCCCTTGGCGTGAACGATGCCCGGTTCCTGCCGAGCTACGAGTTCGCGCCCCCCGCCAAGCCCGGCGCCATCATCATCACTCTGGAGCCTGCCTGAATGCTCCCCCTCACCACCAAGCAAGCCGAGTTCAAGGCGCTGATCCAGAGCCGCACGCGCCAGGGCGTCCCGCCGACGTTCGAGGAACTGTCCCAAGCCTCCGGCCTAGTGAAGTCCGGCGTCCACCGGATGATCTCCGAGCTGAAGAAGCGCGGCCACGTCGATTTCGTGCCGAACCGGCGCCAGACGCTTCGCATCATTGAGCCGGATCTTCCCTCGCTCGAGGGCCTGACCCGCAAGCAGCTCGTCCGGCTGCACGCTCAGATCGAGGCGGCGCTGGCCGATCGTTTCGCGGAGCGCGTCTGATGGCGCAGATCACCCGAGAACTCGCCAAGCAGATCCTCAAGGATCGCACGGCCGGCCTGTCATACCGGCAAATCACCATCAAGCATGGCATCGCGAAAGGTTCCGCGCAGAGCATCGTCTGGCGCTTTGAGCGCGGCGGAAACGTCGGCGGCGGGTTCGCTCGCCCGAAGCCTTGGACCCCGCCCGAGATCGACGCGCTGAGGTCCCTCGCAGATCAGGGAATTTCCGTCTCCCGCATGGCGCAGCTCCTCCACCGTTCCGAGGAGCGCATCCGCCCCATGCTCAGGGAACTGCTCGGCAAGCCTTACGTGTCTCGGCCCTCCGAGGCGCTGGCCGAAGAGCGCCGGGCTTACCTCGCCAAGTGCAAGAGCGAGGCGATCGCCAGGCGCCCGAACGATCACCTGGCTCATTGCCTCGCCGTGATCCGAGCCAACAACGGCTGCGGCTATCCGGCTTACGAGATCCCGCCGACCTACCGGGTGGCCGCGTGACCCCGCTGCAGTCCTCCGCCCGCAAAGCTGCGGCGTTCGCCTCCAAGCTCGACTTCCGCCTGCTTGGCATCGCCTCAGAGCACGCCACCGAAGCCGAACGGGACGCCAACCTGTCTCGAGCCTTCGCCCAGTTCGTCGGCCTCCTCCCCCACATGCGGGAGCTTAAGCGGCTTAGACCCGACCTCTACGCCAAGGCGGAAGCCGATGCGGCGACGGCGCGGGAGATTGAGGGGAGGGCGGCATGACGCGGTTTCCCTCCCTTTACGCCTTTCTGACCGGCGAGAAGCCGGAACGAAAAACCCCGCCGTTGCCGCGGCGGGGCTCACAGCCCGCAACCGGGCCTCAACCACTTAAGGAGTCACCAGATATGGTAGTTGCTTTGATGCCGAAAGCCAAGGATGGCGCCCCGTCAGTCCACACAAAACCGCAGCGGGTCACGGAAGCCGACCAACTCGCCGCTTGGATCGCGCGTGGCGAACAAGAGGTGTTCTCGGTCACGGCGCTGTTGACGCCGACGCTGGCGGCGCTCTTGACCCAACGCAACGAAGAAAACCGCCCGGTGACCTGGAAGGGCGGCAATCGTTCGGTGGCGGCTTACTCCGCCGCCATGCAGCGGGGCGAGTGGCGCCTGAACGGTGAGAGCATTGTCATCTCCCGCTGCGGCGCACTGAACGACGGGCAACATCGCTGTTACGCGGTGCTTGACTGCCAAGTCACCATCCCAGTGCAGATCACCTTTGGCGTCGAGCGCGATACGCGCCACACGGTAAATCAGGGGATCGCGCGTACGCCAGGCCACATCCTGGCAATGGCCGGCGAGGTGAACACCAACCAGCTCGCCACGGCTCTTCAAATGCTGTGGTGCTTGGACTCTGGCGAGACCCTGAACGCGCGCCCTTCGATGGATCAGTTGCAGGAGACGCTTGCGCGCCATCCGCAGATCCGCGACGCCATTCCGGCTACCGGCAAGCTCTATGGCCACTACCGCCTGTCGGCCGGCTATATCGCCGGGGCGCACTACCTGTGTCGCAAGCATCGCGATTTCGACGCCGATCAGTTCCTTGGCGCTGTCACTACCGGCCTGAACATCCGGAACGTCAATTCTCCGATCGCGCGACTGCGGAAGCAGTTCGAGGAGCATTCCGCGAAGCGCAAGCCTATCGCGCGCGACGAACAGGCCGCCCTCTACATCAAGGGCTTCAACAACTTCATTCGGGGGCGCACCGGCGCGCTCGTGTGGCGGAACACCGGCCCGGCAGCCGAAGCGTTCCCTGTGGTCGGAGGCTGAGCCGTGAAGGTGGAGCGCCTCTTTATCGCGGATGTGGAGACGGGCGACCGCCTGCGGGCGGTCACGCCCGAGCGGGTGGCCGGCATCAAAGCATCCATCGCGGAGATCGGATTGCGCACGCCGATCACCGTGGCGGCGGCGCGTGACGGCGACGAATGGCATTTCCGCCTCGTCGCAGGCGCGCACCGTCTGGAGGCGCTCCGCCAACTCGGCGAGGAGTTTGTTGAAGCCTATGTCATGGAGGGCAGCGAAGACGACGCCGCCCTCTGGGAGATCGATGAGAACTTCGCCCGCGCTGAGCTGACCGACGCCCAGCGCGCCGATCACCACGTCCGCCGCGAGGAGATACTGAAGCGGAAGGGACTGGTTAGCTCCCATGGTGGCGCCCGGAAGCAAAACGACAAATTGTCGTCTTGCTCTTATGCCGAACGCGCTTCGGCCGATCTGGGTGTGGATAGGCGGACCGTTCAGCGAGACCTCGCGCGCGGCAAGAAGATCGCGCCAGAGGTGCTCGCCGAAGTCGCGGGCACGGATCTCGACAAAGGCGTGGTGCTGGACGAGTTGGCCCGCGCGCCGGCCGCCCAGCAACCCGCGCTACTGGACGAAATCCGTGCGCGGCGGGAGGCCCACAAGCTAAACGCAGAGCACAACCGGGTCATCGCCCTGACCGACGCCGAGCAGTTCGCCGAGTGGCTTATGGCTCGGACGGACCTTGATGAGCTGCCCACCATCATCTCGTGGCTGGAGGGCACAAAAGCCAAGGACGTGATCGCGGCGCTCCGCAGAGAGGCCGCCTAGCCCGTGAGCGTCCAAGCCCTCACCTGCGCCATGGCTATTCGCGGCGTCTCGGCCTCCGAGAAGCTGCTGCTGCTGGTGCTCGCGAACTTCGCGGATGAGGGCATGGCCTGCTGGCCGTCGCATAAGCGCCTGGCCGATGACACCGGCCTCTCTCAGCGCACCATCCTGACCCTCATGAAGGGGCTCGAGGAGCGGAAGATCATCAGCCGAGAGGAGCGCACCCGCTCCGATGGCTCGCGCGCCTCCGACAAGATCACGCTGCACTTTAGTGGGGAAGTCATTTCCCCACGTGGGGAAACCGTTTCAGGGGGTGGGGAAGCCACTTCGCCGGGGTGGGGAAATGAGCAGCAGGGGGGTGGGGAAATGGTTTCACCCCTCACTACGTTTGAACCATCCACTGAACCATCAGAGGAACCAAAGCGCGCGGTGAGCGCGCGCGACCTCGCCAAGCAGATTTGGGAACTTCAGCCCGTCCTCGACGGCAAGCGGCGCTCCACCTGTCCCGACGTTGAGCGGGCGCTGGGTCCGGTGCTCAAGCACGCCCAGCCCGATGAGGTCGTGAACGCCTGCCGCGGCTACTACGCCCTCCCGGCAAGCCGAAAAGAGGGCGGAGCCTTCGCCATGGGCGCCGCTCGCCTGCTGCAGCGCGACCGCTGGAAGGAGTTCGTGGGCACGGCCGCGCCGACCGCACGCCTCGCGACCGTCAAGCCGTTCCCTGATGAGGCGATCCGCAACGCCATTGTGGCGGCCAAGGACGAGGCCTGGGCGCGCTCCTGGCTGGACCCGTGCAGTTGGGAGCCTGAGCGCCGGGTGATCGTCCCGCGCAATGGCCTCGCCGCGCAGAAGCTCCGCTCCGAAGTCCTCCGCATCCTGCAAGCCCGAAAAGCCTCAATCCAAGAGCTAGCCGCATGAAGCAACCGCCCGTCTCCGACTTCGTGCTGCGCTCATGCTGGCTGAAGGAGGCCTTCACCTGCAGAAGTCTCGCGCAAAGGGCGGCTACGCGGATCAACAACACGTCAAGCAAGCGGGTTCGCATCCACGTGGAGCCGTTCAGGTGCCGGGTCTGTGGGGCATTCCACATCGGCAAGAGGAAGAAGCCATGACCTAGGCCGCTTGGGGCCGATCACGAGGAACACGCCATTGACCCGCATCATCCACGGCATCAGCCGGGAGCTGCTTAGGGCCGCGTTCTGCGACTACTTCGGCGTGGCTGAGGAGCACGCGGATATCCTGGTGCTGCTCTATGAGCGGCCAGGAGAACCGATCCCGACAAAGGATCTTGCCAAGCTCCTGAATAGCCATCGGCCCCCGACGCGAGGGGCGATCCATGAGCGCATCCGGTTCCTTCGGGAGGGGATGGAAGCCGAGAGCTTGGATTCCGGCAGCCACTTGGATGACCGGGGTTACAGCCTGACGGAGATCGGCCTGGGGGAGTGCGCCAAGGCTCTCCGCGTCATGGCGGAAGCGCTCGCCAAGTGTGGGCCGGCGACGATGCTTGCGGGGCGGAACGTGGAGGCGATCCGGCGGGGTGAAGAACCCCAACAGCTCAGGTCCGCGTAACGCCCAAAACCACCCGCTTTGTAGCAGCTTTTTCCTTGTGATTCAACCCGTTATGTGGGAAGCTAGAGCATGGCATCTGAGATGATAGAGCGAGTGGCTCGGGCGCTGGCCATTGCGGATGGCAGGGACCCTGAAGGGCACAGCATCGAGCTTCGCGACGGGTCGCTCCATCTCGGCAAGCAGTGGGAGGCGTTTGTCCCGACCGCCCGCGCAGCCATCGAGGCCATGCAGGAACCGATGCCAGAGATGATGGCGGCCATCAGCCTCCAAACATCGACCGATGGCTGCGTGAACTACCGCGCCATGCTCAACGCCGCCCGAGCGGAGCCCGCGAAGTGAGCGAGGAGCTGATCGCATTCCGAAAGCCGGGCGGTGGTACCATCCCGATTTGGGCGAGTGAGGTCGAGACCTACGGCCCAGCGCCCGTGCGGGGATCGCAGATCGACCTCAAGGATGGAACCCGCATTCGAGTCGATAACACCTGCCGGAAGGTCTTCGATCTGCTCTCGGCTACCGGGTGGAGTTTTCCAGCCAATCCCAGCACGCCCGCGCCCCGCTGAGAACACCCCCCGCCAAGCCATACTCCACCATGGAGAGCACCATGGACCACCCGACCTATCTGGAACAGTTCAACGACATCGTGACGAAGGTCTTGCCGGAAGTGGCCCTGATGCAGGGCCGAGGCGACCACGAGAGCGCAACACAGCTCGTCACCCAACTCCGCGCCAAGCTGGACGACATGTGGTCCCAGCGCGTGGCGGATGCGGAACGCGGGGTGGCGCCGTGATGGATTTCCTCCGCTTCTGCACGCAGGACCGCAACCACGTCATCGGCAGTTTGGTCGTGCTCTGGATGCTGTTCGAGGGGCTTAAGGGCCTGATCCTGGCGGCTCGCGGACGAGACGCATGACCAAACCCCCCAAGCCCAAGGGAAGGCCGAGCAAGTATGAGAACGGCCTGACGCTGCGCGAGGCGAAGAGGCTGGAAGGAGCGTTCGTCTACGGGTTGGCTGACGAGGGCGGCATTTTCTACATCGGGCAAACGCGATCAGCGCGAAGGCGATTTCAAGCCCACGCTGAGGCCAGAACAAACAACCCGATCTTGCGGGAGCGCATCAAAGCCACTGGCGATACTCTCCGAGTGCTAATTCTGCACGAGAATCCAGACGACTTAAGCGCCACAGAGCGCGAAGAAATCCGGCGTCGGGGGGCCGATCTGGTCAACCTTGTCGGTGCTGACCACTTCGCCTGGAGCAAGCGCTCCGATTTGCCGTGGGGTGCTGGAACTGGTGTGCACGCCCCAACCGCATACGCGATGATGCGCGTCCGACCCCATGTTCGCGCCGAACTCAGGGAGCGCCTCGCCGGCATGACGAATGCTGAGCGGTGCTTGTACGAAGTTCAGTTGCTCGCGTCGTGGCCGGACCCGCTTCAGCGGAAGTTCGATCGCTGGCTTTCGATCACGCGCGACAAGATGATCGCGTGCCTGGAGGAAGAGCATGGCGCGGCCTAGCGACTTCACCCAGGAGATTGCCGACGAAATCTGCGAGCGCATCGCGACCACGCCAAGAGGCATCGACTTCATCTGCGAGAGCGATGAGGGCCTTCCTTCGGCGCGTACTGTGCATCGCTGGCTGAACGCGAACGAGGCGTTTCGGCAGAGTTACCTGCGCGCGCGCGAGCGGCAGGCTGACCTTCTGTTCGACCAGTGTCTGGAAATCGCGGACGACAACTCCAACGACACGAAGCTTGTAGGAGCGGAGGGCGCTGAACACGAGGCGGCAAACAGCGAGTGGATCAGCCGGTCAAAGCTGCGGGTCGATACGCGCCTGCGGATGGCTGGCAAGCTCGCGCCGAAGAAGTACGGCGACGCTGTGCACCTCAAGCACTCGGCCCCAGATGGCGGTCCGATCCAATATACCGACCTGTCGGACGAAGAGCTTGAACGTCGCATCGCTCAGCTCAGCGGCCAAGCGTGAGCTTCTCCCGCTTCTAGAGGAGCGGGCTCGGCGACAGCGCAGGAAGGCGGCGCGGGACAGCCTGCGCGCCTACTGTTCCCTTATCGAAATACCTGGCGCTCCGATCGGAGAGGAAGCCGACGACGCCTTGGACGGCGTTTATGCGCCCGTCGAAACGCCGCTAGCGGCCCACCACGAGCTGCTGATCTCAAAGCTGCAGGACGTCGCTGACGGCAAGATTCGCCGCCTGATGATCTTCATGCCGCCCGGCTCGGCGAAGTCCACCTACGCCAGCGTCGTCTTTCCGTCGTGGATCATGGGCCGTCGCAAGCGGCTCAACGTCGGCGTCGCCACATACGCCACAGACCTAGCCCGCAAGATGGGGCGCAAGGTGCGCTCGATTGTCCGTCAGCCCATCTATCGCGAGGTGTTCGGCACTGGGCTTGCGGCAGATCAGGCCGCAGCGAACGAATGGG